GGATCGGGTCCGAAATCAGCCCTGAATTCCATGGGACACCAACATTCATGTGGAGTTGGCACGGATTCGCTCCCGATGGGAGAGGGCGGGGAAATTGGCAGGATTGGAGGGGGAGAGGGGAAAGTTTTCCGGTCGTACCACTTCCATCAGTGCGCCTCTGCCTTTGCCGTAACGCCCTTCGTCACGGCAAAGAGAAAGTTGCATCAAAGAGAAAGGAGAAAGAGAGTTCTGGAACAGAGATAGATTGATAACCAAGAGACTCTATGCTTCTGCTTCTGCTTCTGCTTGTGTGACGTCACGGGGGTGTCACGGTGTGATGCGTATCAATTTCGCCCGCATCACGCGTGATTGCGTGACGGTAACGGCGTGACGTGTGGTAGAGTGCGCGGCAGTGATCCTCCGTCCGTTCTTCAGCTACTATGGCGCCAAACATCGCATCGGGCGGCTCTATCCTCCGCCGCGTTATCCGCGCATCATTGAGCCATTCTGCGGCTCAGCGGGCTATGCGACACGCTACTCCGATCGCGATGTGACGCTCGCGGATGTGGATGAGCGAATCGTCGGCATCTGGCGCTTCCTGACAAACGCCACGCAACGGGATATCCTGAGCCTGCCCGCGTCGTTCGCGCACATCGACGAAGTGATCGCGCCCGAGGAGGCGAAATGGTTCCTCGGCTTCTGGATCGTGCGCGGAGCCGCTTCGCCTCGACGCAAGCCTTCGAAGTGGATGATTGGCGGCAAGTATCAATCCTCGCTGTGGAGTGCTACGGTGCGGGCGCGCATTGCCGCGCAGGTTGAGCGCATTCGCCATTGGCGGGTTGTGCGGGCGTCCTACGACGCGTTGCCGGACGAGCGGGCCACGTGGTTCGTTGACGCGCCGTACGAGGGCGCAGCGGGACGGCACTATCGCCGAGGATTGCCGCTCGACTACCTCGAGCTCGGCCAATGGTGCCGGTCGCGCTCCGGTCAGGTGATTGTTTGCGAGGCTTCCGGCGCGAAATGGCTGCCGTTTGAGCACATCACCAGCACGACGACGATCAACAATCGCGGCGCACGGCTCGGACGACGAAAAGAAGCGCGCGAAGCGATGTGGTGTAGCGACCCGGCGGATCTCGGACAACGCAGCTTTCTTTGAAAGGAACGACAGTTGCCCTACGTCAAACTCGACTGCGACATGCTCACCTCGACAATCTGGTACGACCTCGACGCGCGGATCGTCTTTCTCACGGCTCTCCTGATGGCGGTTCCGCGCGAATATCAGGAGCCGGTTCCGCAACTCGCCGTGCGCGAGATTCGCGATCTCGGCTGGAGTGCGCCGCCCGGATGGTATGGCTTCGTCCCGGCCGCTGGCGTCGGAATCGCCAATCGCGCCGGAATCGACAAGGAAGTCACTCTCGATGCGCTGGAGCGGCTCGGGAGTCCGGAAGCTGACTCGCGCTCACCCGAACACGATGGACGCCGCCTTATTCGCGTCGATGGTGGCTATCTCGTGCTCAATTGGCAGAAGTTCCGCGATCGCGATTACACGGGGGCTGAGCGATCGAGACGGTATCGCGAGAGGAAACGGGCGTGAGGCTTTCGCGTTTCTTCGCCTCAAATGAGGTCGCAAAACAGGAAGAGTTGCCGCGTAACTCATTGAGAATACAGGCGCGTACAGCTTCTGTTTGTTTTATGAGCAGAAAAACAGTCGTCGGGAAGGCCGGAGGTTCGTCGCGGCGCGATCGAGTGAAGGCGGTTGATTGGCCTTACGAAAAACAAATGGAGGCAGCAATGAAGGCTGAAACGAAAATGAAGCGCGCTCCTTTCGCCCAACTCTTCGGCATTTGGTGCTACGACCTCAACAACCATAAGGGTGATTGGATGCGCGACGATGCGGATATTACTGCGGATGCCGGCATAAGCGCATTCCCAACTGCACGTATGGCGCAGAGACGCGCACGCCGATCGTATGGGTTTCAAACCTACAGTGACGCCAAGCGCGAAGGCTGGGTAGAAGTCCGTCCGCTCACCCCCACCTTGCGCCGCTGAAAATGCGGACCTATGTTGAGGGGAAAGAAGGAGAGTTAAATGGATACCGTAAAGCTGAAAAACGGTGCGGAAGAAGCGGCGCCGCTGGTGACGATCGGGATGATGTCGATCGGAAGATTGGCCGAGCAGTACCCGATGGTCTTCTACGATTTCGTGATGCTCTGCCGCGACCGTAACCACAAGCTGTTTGGGCGAGCCGAAGATGAGCTGCGCGCGCTCTCGCTGATCGGTCCCGGCAATCACGTTCACGATTCGATCCGTAATCTCGTGCTATCCGCAGTCAGCGGCGACGGGATGGAAATGGTCCTCGGAAATCCGATCGCGGAGGCCACCTCATGACCTGCCGCGAAATCATCTCCGTCGAGTTCACCATCCATCCGTCCGGTCATCGCAGAGCCGATCCGCTCGAACCGTTTTCGCCGGAGCCGGAGTCCGTTGCGGCAGAGCGGCGGGTGGTGGTTCTGTTCGGGGAGGTGGGGGCGTGAGGACCGGCAGAGCAATCGCGCTCGTTGCGGCAATCGGTAGCTTCGTGCAGACTTGCAACGATGTCACTTCTGGACATCTGGTCCGAGCTGCCATCTTTGGCATCATCTGCATTGCCGCGTGCATTACGACGACATGGAAAACGCCATGAAGCGCCGAACGAAAGCCGACATTGCCCCGAGCGAACTGGAGATTGTCGTAGGCTACGTCACGCCGTTCGTTGTTCAGGACCGCAATCGCGTTCCGGTCCATGCGTTCGGAACGCTCCGCGAGGCACGAACGCACTTCCCAAGCGCCAAAGTCAGCGACGGGGCGGAACGGAAGGCGCGGGAGTTTGGGGGAGTGATGGACGAAGAACCGAAATGCATCAGAGCGTCGGAGGTAACCGGAACGCAGTGCGGGCGAGTAGTCTACGGTTGGCAGCACATCAAGTGCTCGCGGAATGGCTATCGCGGCTACTGTGATACGGACGATTGCCATGCGTTTGTAGCCATCGGGCCGGTCTATATCAAAGAGCGGCGAACCATCCACAGATAAAAAAGGGCCCCGGCGCGATGCCGAGGCCCGGGTGAGTCCTACGATTCGTTCGTGACGAGGCTCAGACTCGGAGCGATTCTACTGGCAAATCCCCGCGTTCGCTTTCGCTGGCACGCGCGCCTTGACCAGCTTGCAGTTGCAATCCGCATCGCAGACCGCCACGAGGTCCGCAGCTTCACTCTCGCGCGCCATGCCCGTCACCTGCCCGCAGTGTTCGTTGATACGCACCGTCAGCACCTTCTGATTGTTGGGATGAATGGCGGAGTCGGCGTACCAAGCGGCGTAGAAGCGAACGGATGCGCACGATGTCAGCGCGATGAGGGTGAGGGCGAAGAGGATGCGGGTAGCGATCATATCGAGGCTCCTAATTGAAATGGGCAATCTGTTCCATACAGCGCAAAATACGTCCGTTCGTGCGGCGCTCCGATCCTGCCGACGTGCTTCTGGCAAGCGCTGCACCACGGCTCGCTGATGTTACCGCTTTCGGGGCCGATGTCGGCCCGCAACAGCCGCAGTAGTCGCGCTTGGGCGGCCACAGTTCGTCCGGCTCCGGCATCGGGAGGGCCATCAGTGCACCGCCTGCAATCCAAGCTGCCCGAGCATCCATCCGAAAAATGAGCACTTCTCTGCAACGGTCGGTTTGATCTTCAACGCTTCGTGTTTCGCGTCGGCCAGTGCGAGCGACGAAAAGATGCCGGTCACCTGCACCTTGTCGAGATCTTCGAGCGGAGGGAGTTGGTCGGTCAGCACAGCGTCGGCGCAGTCGATGAGCTTCTGATTCTTCGATGCGATGCCGACTTCCTTCACGCTGGCGATGTCGGTTTTGACCTTGCTGACGACTTGAAGGTGGACAGCGTTGATCTGTTGCGTGACGGTTCCACAGGCGGTCAGACAGAGAGTGAGGGTTGCGAGGGTGAGCGTGCGTTTCATGCCGCAACTCCCTCATCCTCAGCAACGGATACTGCGACGAGGGCGAATCGCATGACGGGCGATTGCGCGGCCTCCTCGCGCGATCCGAACCGTTCCGCCTCGTCGCGCTTGCTGGTGAACTCCGGCCCGATTCCGGTCATGCGTTTGAAGTAACTGTTTTCATGCTGATCGTTACGGATGATGTACGTCATTGCGTTCCTCCTTTTCGCGTTCAACTTCTCAGTGCTCAGATGCAGGCCGGAAGGAATCGAACCTTCGACTGACCCCGCGCGTTGGTCAATGCGCTCCAGCCGCATCGCGTCCCGCATCCGAGCACTCAGACTTCAACCGCGTTCAACCATCGAAGCCTCCCCCTTCCATCCCATAATCGCACACAGCCCACACGCAACACTCGCCGGAACGACCGGCAGCGGACGACCGGATAGCACCGACGCGGCGCAGGTCAGGAGCGCGAACAGGAAGACGATGAAGCCAAGAGTGTGGCCGGTCATCAGAATATCCCCGCCTGCTCGAACGTCTGGCCCTTATCGACCAGCCAATCGAATATCGCGTCGATCTGCGGCTGCGTCGCAAGATCCTTGGCGACCACGATCCAGTTTCCGCACTTTAGTTTCACCCACTCGTGCTCTTCGAGCGCCTTGCTGCCGGAGTAGAAGTCTCTGTACCCGCGTGCCGCCGCGATTCGCCAAGCGAACGACTCGTGCTCCAGGAAGCCACAGGCGTAGAAGTCGCCTTCTGGTGAAAGCCATCCATGCAATGCGCCGACGACTGACGATGTGACGATCGGGCTTTCGGGCACTTCCGGCACGAGTTCGTGCAGCATCTCGTTGCGACGGCGCTGCTGCTCGCGCCGGGTCACTTCCGCCCCCTTCCTCGCCGCGCAACGGGCGTCTTGGGCGTCTTTCCGAACGTATCGTCGGCGCGCATAAAGAGGCCGCGATGATCGTCCGGCGTGCAAGTAACCTCGCCCTCCTCATACGGATCGGTAGAGTCGTCGTGCACGCAACCGTGTACGTCGCACCACAGCTCGCCCTCTATCGGCTGCGTCGCGCTGAGCGCCATCACGACGATCTTGTTGAGCGACCGATCCTGCCGCTCCGCCTCCCGTTTGAGGGCGGCGTGAACGGATGCGGGGAGGTCGCGGATTGTGAGGAACGCCATCACCAGCCTCCCGATCCGATGTAGACGCCACCGCATACGACCTCTTCGATTCGGTCGGAGTCCCCACCGGACGCCTCTTGGTAGTTTTGATGAAAGTCCTTACCTCCGTCGTGAGAGACGGTTGCGTAAAGCACGTTATCCATTCCGAAAATACCGACGTTCGCTTTCGCACAAGCCGTGATGGCTCGTTTGAGTTGCGCGATCGCGTTTCTCTGCTTGCCGTTCGTAACCATGCATTCACTATGCGTTCATCCGCGCCAAAACGCAACCTATTTCTTGACCGTCGCCGCGTCCGAACTGTTGATGTGGATGCTGACGTGGCACGCGCCACCAGCACACGACAATGCCCACGCCAGCACGAGAATACCGATCAGGCGCAATGGATCAGCTCCGAGCCATTCGATGAAGTCTTTGAGCGCGGCAATCATTTCGACCGCACCGCCCTCCTCCGCACCGGCAGCGCGTTCTTCGGCGGATTGAACGACTGTCCCGCTCCCGGGCACGTTCCCGGCGAAAACGGCCAAGACCCAGCAAGACTCATGAGGTGCCACGGCAGTCGATATCGAATGATGGCACTCCGGCTGTTCTGGTACGCACGCGGCTTCAGTTTCTTGCCACAGAATCGGCACTTCGCGGTACGTTCGGCAATGCGATCGGATTCTCTCATCTCCGCCCCTTCCCCGGCTTGCGTCCCGGTATCGTCACCCTGACCGGCCCATTGATCTCCGCGATTGCCGCAGCAAACGCACGCCCGCTCGCGCTCACGATCGGGTTGTGCGGTATCGCATCTCTCGCATCCTCGAAGAACATGCCGGGGCGGAGAAAGAAGATCGCCTCGACGTCACGCTTCGCAATCCGCTCCTTCGTGAATTCCAGCAAGTCAGGCGTCGGCGCATTGATCTCGCCGATCCACTCCGGCCGCCCGTTGCCGCGCTCTTTCGTGACGGCCTTGAATGCTTCCATCGTCGCGTAGTGCATGCCGGTCGGGTTGAATTCGCCATAGGGGTGGTAGCTGATGACGTCGTACTGGTGAGCGGCATTGCTCCTCATTGAGCTCAGACACCGATCGAGCACGCCATCGCCATCCGCTTCGTTGCCGACGTGAGTCCATGACGACGCACCGAGAGCGTCGCTTACACCGAGCGCGAACGGACGCACGATCTCCAGCATGAACCGATCGCGGATCACATCGCCCATTCCGCCGAAGTTCTCGTCGTCGTAGCGGATCGGCGGGTAGAACAGTTCGCCGCCAGGTTCGTTCCACGAACCGTAGAACCCCGGCCCGTAGCGCCGCCCGAACTGCTGTCCGACCGTGAACATGAAGCTGCCGAGGATGTGTGGCACCTTCCCCGGCTCCAAGTACGGACGCGCAGGCTGCAACTGATCGACCGCCGCGTACTTCGGATTGCGCGTCGCATCCTGGTCGAAGAAATGAATACCGCTCGCAAACTCATTCGGCCCCGGCTCGTTCCACCACGCGCAGCCGGGGATGAGACCGATGTACGCGGGCTGGCCTTCGCTGGCCCACGCGGGAGCGCCACAAGCATCGTAATAAGGCTTGATGCCGGCGGCTCGCAGATTCCGGTCGAGCGCATCGAGCGGTCCCCATTCCCACGTCAGCGGATCGGGACCGGAGGCGCAGAGTTTCGCGAGGGCGACAGACACGCGCCAGTGCGTGACGCCGATAAAGCGCTCAGCTTGCAACTCGGTAAGAGTTGGATGCTCGTCGGACGTGGTGAAACAAGCGCCGAAGATCACTTTCCACCTCGCCACTTCGCGATCGCCGCTCGGAGTTCGGCAATCGAATTCTGCCGCGCCAATTCTGTCGGCGCGCTCGTCACTCGCTCCACTACCTCCACGACGGTGCGGATGTTGGCGAGTTCGGCGCACGCTGCCTTCACCATCGCCCATAGCGTGTTCGGCGATCCGGGCTTTCCGAAACCCGCGTCGTGTAGCATTTCGCGGCAGTCGTTCGCCACGTCCTGCGGCACCCACGAAAGTCGCAGTTCCGCGATCGTGACGAGCAGGCGCGGTGCGGCGTTACGGAGAGCGACGATGCCACGGGCGTTCGCAGGAATCTCTCTGCGGTCACCATAGATCGACGCGCTGAACGACGTACCGAAGGCCGTCAGTTTCCACCCACCGTCAAAGGTCTCCCACGGTCCCGGCGTCATCCCTTCGACGACCTTGCGCAGCTCCGCTTCCTCGGCTTCGGAGAGGGGTCGGATGTCAGTCACGACTTTGCTCCCAACTGAATCGCTGCCTTCGACAGTAACCCTGCGAGTTCCAGCGCCTGCGGACAGTTCGGGCCGGTGACCTTGAGCATTTCGAGGATCAATCCGCAAAGGCCGTCAATCTCTTTCTCGGCGGCGAGGATGTAATCGCGGGCGGCCATCAGCGGGCGGCCCATACCGAACGGCACATAGCGGGCCGATGACAGCACTTGATCGATCGCCTCCAGCATCTCCTCAACGCTGACCTTCGTTTCGTCGCTCATTCGATCCCCCGCAACGCCTCAACAGCCCTCGCTCGCACGTTCACGTCAGCCTTGCAATTCGGCCCATAGTCGGCGCTCGCGTACCACTTCAGCGCCTCATGCGCCCTTGCGATAGAGCGCGCCAGTTCGTCCGCTTCAGTAGTGGACAGTTCGTGTTTGCGGAGATCGCGGATGGTACGGGCGACGTTCATCCCTTCTCCGAGCCGCGATGCGACGCGGCTTCTTGAAGTATTGCCACTGCGCTGATTACGTCTGAGTCGGTCAGTCCTACAGAGCCGTCGACTTTCAACCACCGTACGCTGTGACGACAGGTCAACGATTGCGACATCGATCGCGCCCCATCAGCCGAGGTATCCGACCCGTCGTCGAGCACGACGTAGCGCCGACTTCCGAACGTTTGTAGGTAATCGGCGATCTGATCGCCGCGCTCTGGAATCTGTTCGTCGGACTTCGTGTGTCCGACCACCTTCACGAACGACGCGAGACCGTGCGTCGTGAGCATGTAGCGGAACCCGTCAACCGTCATCGCTCCGTCGAGGATCATGTAGCGCCACGCGGACGAGATCACGACCTCGGCGCCTGTTGCCTTTACGATCTCGTTCAGGCGGCGGATCTTGTCCCGGTCGATTCCGCAGATGTAGTCGGTGACCGGGACGTGATCGTTTAGAACGCCGTCGATGTCGAGAAATAGCAGTGGGGTCACTGTGCGCCGCCCCCACTGCACACCGCCAGCGCAATCTTCACTTCCCCAAACGGCACGTCGCGGATCGTAGCGCCGTCACTCTTCAGCATCCTGAACCACTGCTTTCCGTTGTGGGCGGAGTCGGGGCGGAAGGGGCCGACGACGCGGCAGGGCGGCGCCGCGGTTGACGCCAATGGCGCCGTGATGCTCTTTGCCGCAATGCGTAAACCTAGCGAGTGGACATCGCCTCCGGGGACCATTGAGGGCTCGCCGGTACGACTTCGGTCTTCCACATCGAACTGTGCCGCCTCGACCCAAAAATCACCGCTCAGTCCATCCGTCACGCTCGCGTACGCATTGAACGCAGGACAGCCGCTCGCGCACTCATAACTCAGCTTCGCCAACGCATTCGGAACGCTGCCACTCTGCACGACGCTGATCCACGGGCTCACAATCGGCGGCGTACGGTTCAGGCGATTGGTCAACAGCTCGGGGAACATCGACGCCGCGGAGCGCTCCACCTGTTCCATCGGGCCGAGGTGCTGCACAATCGGCTTCCCGTGCTGCTCATTCATTCCATCGAACAGCGTCACGGTCACGAACGTGTCGGAGTACGACGATTCGTTCGACACGGTGATGTTCGAATGGAACCGCGCATCCTCGCGCAGCATGACGGAGATGCGGTCCATGCCGATCGATCCCAGCTCGCTCGACGGCACGAGGTACCACGGAATCACGGGCAGCGCGTCGCCGAGCGTGCCTGGCGCGCGGCCCGTCGACGTGCAGCAGTTGAACATGCGCGCCGTGACGCTGATCGCCCGGTACGCGCTCGTGTTCTCCGTGAACGTCGGCGCCTTTGGGTTGCTTGTCATGTTCACCACCGGCGCACATGACACGTTCTCGGCACATCCGCTGACGACCAGCCGTCCTTTGCCGGTGATGCCGATCTCCCCGACCTCGATCATCTTGCGGTCGCCCTCCCGCCCGCGTGGTGCGAGCCAAACACGCGTCGGCTCCGGCAGCGGTCGATGCGGATCAAACGTCGTGTTGACCGGAAAGAACTGGAAGCTGACCACCACCGCGTCGTCGTTCGGATTGGAGAGGTCGATCTCAGTTTTGTATTCGAGCTTGCCGGAGGTGGCGTGCGCGACGACGGGGAGGATGAATTGATCTGCTGGGTGCGATTGCGCGTGCACCGGCATCGGTGCGAGCACGAACAGTAGGACCAGCGCGAGAGCGGCCAGTAGTGAGAAGTAGACGGCCAGCTTGACGATGCGGCGGGAGGTCACGCAATCTCCTTGTGTCGCGCGACGGGCGCGGGTTCTTCGCTCGCCGCATTCGCTTCAAGGAAGCGCATTGCGCTTCGTAGTTCCTTGTTCGCGCTGAACGTTCCGAGCACTGATGGCTCTTTGCCATTCCATCCGGCAGCAATGGCGCGGCGAAAAAGTTCGCGCTGTTCGGCGTAACCGCTGAATTCATCGACCATTCGCTCTCCTCCGTACCGCAACAAACGTCACAACCGCCAACATCAGCAACACCGCACCGATGGTGAACGGATCAAGCCGGACGGTGATGTTGCGCTGTTCGAGCCAATCGGGGCAGGTCATTTCGCTTCCTTGCGCGTGCGGCAGTTTGAGCATCGCGAGGCCGACAAGTTGCGGTTGCCTGTCTTGGGAGACCCGAGCCGCCCTCCGAAAGCGGCGTAGGTGCGCCACTCCGAAAATCAATCTGCGTCCGAGTCGGCGCGTTGTCAAGCCGTCCGCAAAGTTTTCTTTCGATCGGCGCGCGGACCCCTTGACAAACTGAAGCGGCGAACCGAAGTTGAGGGGCATGAACAGAGAACGTATTGCTTCGATTTGCACGCTGGCTATCAGCGGTGGACTCGTCATTCGTGCTTCAACTTGGGATTCCCCGTCGCTGATGTGGGTTTCGATATTTTGGTCTTGCACTCTCCCCGCCCTGTTCGTGCTACTAGCGTACGTTCGCGACGCCGAGCGCATCCAGCGATGCCTTGTCGCGGTTGGCGCTTCGCTGAATGCGGCGGCGATGCTGGTAAACGGCGGAGCAATGCCGGTCGTTGGACTAGTCGCCGCTCACGGCGTATGGGTGCCGTGGAGTCACACAAGGCGGCTCTGGCTCATTGTTGACAACGCCGTGAGCTCTGGAGGTTGGTCCGTTGGCGATCTAGTCATTCTCTCCGGCATCCTGATTGCGCTTTCGAAATCTCTTCACAGACGGATTCGCGCACGGGCGGTTGCGGCATGACCCCCGACACCCCCGAATCCCGCCTCCTTCGCGCAATCGCTGGCGAACCGCAACCCTGCGGCCACATCGAACGTTTCGTGGAGCACATTGCGGCCCATCCCGAAATCGTCATTTCGACCGGTGAGGATGAGGGTACGGCTCCAGCGGTTGAGTGCCAGCTTTGCGAGGTCGTTATTCCGTGGCGGATGTTTTTGAAGCTGGTTGTCGGCGAATTACAGGAGAGGAATTGATGACAGCGACACTGACGGATCAGACGATGAACGGCAAGCCGGTCTACGCGGTTCCGGCGAAATCCGTCCTCAACATGAAGAGCGGATTCAAACACAAGCTGCTCTGCGATGGACCCACGTTCACGGCAGGTAGCGCGTGCGCCTACAGTTGTTCTTTCTGCTATGTCTCGGACCTGATGAAGAAATCTCCGCATCTGGCCGGCGTCAGCGAGCGTCACGAGGACATCGTGATCCGCCGCGAAAATGCGATCGAAGCGCTACGTCAACAGTTGACGGTTCGCGGCAAACCTCGCTTTCCCGATCCGAACGACAACAGGGTCTGCTACGCATCGCCGCTCGTTGATGTAGCAGCCAACGTCACCCTGCGAGACGAGACGATTGACGCTGTTCGCGTCATCATGGAACTGACGCATTGGCACGTTCGCCTGCTCTCCAAATCGAACCTGCTGCCGTCAATCGCGCAAGCGCTACACGAGCATCGCGACCGCATCATCTACGGCGTTTCGACCGGCACTCTCGATGACAACCTCGCCAAAGGTTTCGAGATCGGGACAGCGCTCGTTTCGAAGCGCATCGCGTCACTGCATTGGTTGCAGGACAATGGCTACCGCACGTTCGGAATGATCTGCCCGTCGCTGCCGCAGGCCGACTACGCATCGTGGGCGCGCGGCATGTACGAAGCGCTCCGCGCCGATCGTTGCGAACACGTATGGGCGGAGATTATGAACGTTCGTGGCGAGTCGATGACACGCACCGTGGACGCGCTTCGCGGCGCTGGCTATGACGATGACGCGGAGCGGTTGCGCATCGTGTCGACCGACGCCGATGCGTGGGAGCGATACTCGCGTGAAACGTTCCTCGCGCACGCTCCGCTGTACCGCCCCGGTCAGCTTCGATTCCTCCAGTACGTGACAGCGAAAACGAAGGGTTGGTGGGAGGAAGAAGTCAACAACGGAGCGATTCTGCTGTGAATCTTGCGCCGCCAAGCGCGGCGTCGAATTGAAGGGAGAGTAGATGGCAATTACAAAGGAAGAACTGGCGGCGAAGTTGAGCGGCAGAGAGATTGATAACGAGATCGATAGGCACGAAACGAAGGTTGCGAAGGAATCCGGCCTTGTCGTCGTATTCGGCGCGAGCGATGACCTGATGGAGTTTCGCGGCGCCGTCGATGACGAGGAGAGTTGCTATGGCGGGGGCGAAGTAGCCTTCACGAAAGAAGGGTTGCTCGTCAGCGAGTGCGACCAAGGCGAAGGGTGCCCGTACTTCAGGAAGATCGCCAAGAACGCGACGAAGGTCACGGCCCTGTGGTGCAAAGAAAAGGACGGTCCATCGTGGACGTACGCGACAACCATCCCGCACTCCACATTCACGATCATGGAAGACGGCGAGCCTTACTGTCGCGGCATCGTGTTCGCGCTGGCAGATGTCGCCTGACGAGAGAAAAAAAGGAGCAACAAATGTCACGAAAATCATTGGAGCAGACAATCGCAACAACCTTCCTATCCGGCGCCGGCCTAAAGGTCGCACAACGGGTCGCCGAGGAGATGCTGACCGCAGCGATGACGGCAAAGGACATGGATGCCGTCGAAGCGCTCAGCAAGGTTCGCGGCGATCTGCGTAAGTTAGCGGAAGGTGGCAAGTGAGCGCGCGGAAGGGGCTAGGGACTTCCATCAATCGGCGTGACTCGCAGCCTGAGATCGGCGATGGGATCGGCGTTAACTGCATCGGCCCCGGCGATCATCGCGACGACTGCTCGGTAGCCGGAACGCCATCACCCCGTCACGACCACACGACCGAAGGCATCACGTCCACAATCAGCAAACTCGAAGCGCTCGAAGAGCTGCTGCCCTCAGTCGTTCGTGGCGGAAGTGACCCATCGATTCGCGCGGTCCCGTATCGCACCGTTTCCTGCATCGGCGTGACGATCGACATGCTCAAGTCCTATCGCCGCATCGTCGAAGCGAAGGAAAAGTCTGACCGCCATGCGCGCGAAAACGAGTTGATCCGCAAGATGTACGACAGCGGCATCATCGTCGGGATCGAACAGGAGAGGAGTCACGCCAGAGAAGCGCGCAAGGGGCGGAAGGGCGGGGCGAAAAAGGCTGGTGAGAAATGAATCGGCACGCGCCCATAGTCGCAACGTTTTCCGATCATCGCGGCGAACCTCAAACTGTCGTGCGTCGGCGGCGAGGTGTTTTGGCCGTCGTGAGGCCGAGCGGACCCACGCCGCTTCAGGCGCTCAACTCCGCAGTGCAGGCAATCGTGCAAAGAAAGTTGAAGGCTTTGCGCATCGATCGCGGATGGTCGCTCAAAGACACGTCGGAACGGATGGGGCATGTGCCGCCCGACAAGCAACGCATGTGGGCGATCGAAAACAACATCACGGACGGCTTCTCTGTCGGCACCATTTACGCGGCAGCGCTAACGTTTGATGTACCGATCTCTTTTCTGATTCCGTCCGCTGAAGAGGTTAAAAATCTTGCTCGCGTCGAGTTTCGCGGCGACGCGCTGAAGATCAAAGCGAAAGAGGAGCCTGGGCAGTGACCGGCACGCTCGCCCCCGGCCCTCATCGCAAGCCGCTGACCCGAGAGGCTTGGCTCTGCGAGCGCGGCTCGTTCGTTGGCGCGTCGGAGATCGCGTCTATTCTCGGCCTTCCCGGAGCGTACTCCACCATCGGCGGCGTGTGGGTCTCGAAGATAAACGCGAAGGAGTGCGCTGAGGCCGAAAGGCAGAGCGCCGAAGCGATGGAAGAGGCGTCCAATATCGACCCCGAGACCGCCGAGAAACTGAACCATCAGTCCATCGGCCTGATCGTGGAGCCCGCCATCCTCACGATGTACGAGCTGCGCAACCCCTCCTTTACAGTCCGCCGCAACGGGCTGCAAATCTGGCGGCATCCCGAGTACCCCTTCATCGGCGCGACGCTCGACGCGGAAGCCGAGACTGAGTTCAAAGACAAGCGCACCGTCGAAGCGAAGAACGTCAGCATCTTCAAGCGGCAGGAGTGGGGCGCGGAAGGGTCGGACGAGACGCCAGCCATCTTCGCCGCGCAGGGCGTACAGCAGATGCTCGTGCGCGAACACCTCGGATACGGGACGTTCTGCGATTACCCGGTCCTCTTTGGCGGGAACGACTTCAAGATTTTCTCCGTGCCGTACGATGCGAAGCTGGCGCAGCAGATCATCGACGTTCTTTCGTGGTTTTGGAACCTTGTCGAGACGCGCACGCCGCCGCCGATAGACTACTCGGGACGTGGCGCGGCGAAGCTGATGCGGCAGATTTACTCGAAGATCGTCGGCGAGACGCTTACTCTCCGGCAGGGCACGGCGGCCTACGATCGCGCGCTGGACCTGATCTACACACGCGACTACGCCGACAACGAAGCGAAGCTCTGGACGGCGCGGAAGGATGAAGCGCACGCGGAGCTGCTGTCTATCGCCGGAAACAATGCCCGCGTGGAGATCCCCGTCGTCATCGACGGCAATACGAAGATCATCGCAATGAACCGCAAAGAGCAGCGCGGCTACGATGTGCCAGCGCGCTTTCAAGAGCCGATGATAAAGACGACGTTCGAACCGTTCCACCTGAAGAAGCGCCGCGAGATTTTCGATGCGCTGCCGGAGCTGAAAATGACGCGGCACCTCGGCGACGGCGCGAAGTTGGTCGAAGGAGAAGCCGAAAATGGATGAGCCAACTGCCACGGCAACGGAAACCGCCATCGCTACATCGAAACCGAAGGCGAAAGTCGTCAGCGTTTCCGAGTACGTCAAAACGAACACTGCTGCGATTCAGGAGGCACTTCCGAATATCGGCCTGACTGCGGAAGCGGTAGCCCGCACAGCGCTCTCTCAGATCTATCGGAATCCTCAGCTCCAGCTCTGCGATCACGTATCGCTCATGCGTTCCATTATCGAAGCGGCCAGCCTTGGCCTCTCCTTCGCGCTCGGTAGGGCATATCTCGTCCCCTTCAACAACCGCGTGAAGGGCAAGGGCGGGCAGCCGGATACGTGGCGGCTGGAGGCGCAGTTCATGCCCGGCTATCAGGGCCTTGTCGATCTCGTGCGCCGCAGCGCCAGCGTCAAAACGGTCATCGCCGAGGCAGTCTACGAAGGGGACAAGTTCACCTTCAAGCGCGGACTCGACACTGACGAATTCATGCATGAGCCGCTGACTGAACCGGACGATTCGAAACTGACGCACACCTACTGCCTGATTCGCTTCAACGACGGCGGATATCAGATCGCCGTGCTGACGAAGAAACAGATTGACAAAGTGCGGGCGCGGTCGAAGTCGAAAGATAGCGGGCCGTGGGTCACCGACTACGCGCGCATGGCAATCAAGACGTCGGTCAAGCTCTGCACGAAGCTCTGCCCCGCATCGATTGAACTGTCGCGCGCGATCGAGCTGGACAATCAGGCCGAGATGGGCGAGAGGCAGCAACTCACGGCAGGCTCCGATTTCATGGGCGGTCAGGCTCAGATCGAAGGCGAGGTCGAAGAGCGCGAGCCGGTCACGCAGACGGTTTCTAATGCCGCCGCTGATCTCCTCAACAAGGTCAAGGCACAAGCGGAGCCGAAGAAGAAGGGCGCCGCAAAGTCGCCGGTTGTTGAAGTTGTCGCAGAATCCGAACCCCCCGAGGGTGCCATGTCAACCGAATACGCGAAGGATCTGGCGAACCGCGTGGAAACCTTCCTGATGGCCGAAAACGACGGCAGCAAGTCGAGGGCCGAACTGGCGCTTTCGGAGCTGACGAGCGGGAAGGTCCAAACGTTCGCCGCTCTGCCGCTGTACATCTTCGACCACAACGAAATCTCCAGCAAGTTGATCGCCGCGATGGAGGAAAAGTGAGCGAGTTTAAGATCGAGAAGGGAATTCCGATTCCGGATGGCAGATCGGCCCGCAAGTATCCTTGGCGCGAGATGGGGATAGGCGACAGCGTATTCATCCAACCCGCCGCTGGCCGAACTTTGGAACAGACAAGAATGGCGCTGTCGAACAGCCTCCGTATGGCACGCCCGTTCAGATTTACGACCAAGGTAGATAAAGAGAACAACGGCGTGCGCATCTGGAGGACGGAGTGACCACCCTCGGAGCCTTCTTTCTCGGCGTCTTCATCGGCGCATTCCTGATGACGGTCGCGTACGTGTCGCTGATGCTGTACATCGCCAACAGGTCCGGCGCGAAGGTGGGGGAGTAGGTATGTTCCTCATCCTGACACGCGCCACGCCGAATACCGAAGCGATCGTTTTGATGGAGACGACCGATTCCGCAGAAGCGCTCGCCTCGCTGCAATCTCTCCTGTCGGACTATCCGCACGCATTTCTCGCTGAGACTGTGACTACGGCAGGGCTCGCGAACGGCCCGATACCAGGTGAGCTAGACCGCGCAATCGACGCATGGAACGCGATGACGGCGCGAGTCAACGTTCACATCGACAAAGTGCAGAATCGGGCGAGGCTCGTTGCGCCCTACCGCAAATGGAAGAAGGCAATCGGCAAACGTGACTACCTCCTAGAGCAACTGATCGCGGACGTGGAGGCGCAACCGTACATCTGGCCGACGATCCGCTTTCCGTGGCTGTTTCGCGTCAAGGATGGGGACTTCAACTCGGACAAGATTCACGCGCGAGCGTTCGGGAAGACGAACGGGAACGGCAACGGGCAGGCTACCGAACGAGACTTCTTAGCTTTGGCGCGGACTGCGGCGATTTGGGAAAGAGAGAATGGGCATCTCTACGCCGGAGGTCACGGCAGTCACGCCGAAGCTTTCGAGCGGGCCATCGGCGTCAGCGTTCAGCGCTTCTACGAGTTGCAAAAGCGCTTCAACGGCGGTGCGTCATCTTAAACCCCGCAAAATGTGAACTCTGCCAAAGGCCAGCTATGTTTGACGACATTCTCTGTGGTAAATGCCTCGCCTCGTTTGATCCGACCAGCGGCGCAAGCCGTATCGCGGCGGAGGCAATTGATCCGTCAGCCAGAAACATGGCGGCGGCAAAGTGGATCACAGACACGTACGGGCCGGTGTTTGCGGCGAGGTTTGGTGAGGAATGAGAATCGTCGTTCACGGAACGCCCGCTCCGCAAGGCTCAAAGAAGTTCGTCGGCATGCGCGCCGGTCATGCGGTCCTCGTTGAGTCGTCGAAGAAGGTAGGGCCGTGGCGCAAGGCTGTAGTGGCGGCAGCGAGCAGCGCGATATGTATGGCAGCGGATGCGGCGGGCAGGTTCAGGGCTTTCTCTTGCCCACTGCGCGTCTGGATGACGTTCTACCTCGTCCGCCCGAAGGATCACTACCGCTCCGGTAAGTTCAGCCACATGTTGCGCGATGACGCCCCGATCCATCCGTCCGTCTACCCTGACGTGTCGAAGTTGGCGCGCTCCACTGAGGACGCGCTGACCGATGCGGGCGTATGGCTCGACGACGCGCAAGTTGTCACCTACGCCGTACTTGAAAAGAGATATGCGACAGCGGAGTTTGCTCCGGGCGCGGTAATCACGATCGAGAAGTTCTAATAGCAGTTCAACGACAGGCAAAAGGAGAGCATCAAAATGTCAGAGCACGTAACCGAGTTGATCACCGACGACACGAACACGATCGCGATTCGGCGCGACCTGAATCAGGAGATCGCCGCAATCGCAATGGCGATTCTCGACAAGGAAGGCGAGCGTACGGAGTGGAACAAGCGCGCCAACACGGACTTAAAGAAGCTGAAGAAACGCCTGCTCGAAGTCGCGCATGAGATCAAGGCGGGCGGCAATCAAGTGCCCTTTCAGTTCGAAGCCATGACGCAACGTGCGGCGAACGACGGCCACGACGAAGAGCACGACGACGAAGAGCAGGCGGAATAGCCCCCATGAAATCCTCAGCCGCCGCCGATCCCAACCGTCTCCGCATCGTCGATTTGACCGCAACGTGCAAGCACTGCGTGGCTCTCGGTGCGGAGATCGAACGGCTGCAAAATGAGATCGAGAGGCTCAACAGGGCGTTGCAGCGCGAGTCGTACGTGATGGATTCGCGAGAGCCGCACAGGAGGAAGGTGTGAGGGGTTGCGATTTGACACGATCATATGATTGTGATATGATCCTCATATGAAATGGAGGAACGTATGTCAGACCAACCAGCGAGCAATGCCCTCGGAGATGAATTCGATCAAGCGATGCGGAGGATGCACGGACTGCCGGACACCGTGAGCACGAAAGCGAGCACCGTCACTGTGACGGAAGCGGCCTTCGGAATGACGACGCAGGATTGGATCATTCAAACAATCCGACGCAGCGAGCGCCATATCTGTTCGTCGAAGTGCCCAACGGAATGCAGGGATGAAGGCCGGGTCGTGAAGAGCAACGACGTTGCTTTCGTGCGTTACATGGATCATCGGGGCGCACACCGTTTCGTGCTTCCGAATGAAGTCCTGAACACGATCGTTCGACAGCGTGACGCGCTCGGAACCAAGAACAAACGCAACTCGGCACGCGAGACGATGCGTCGCCGCAAGGCATCCGGCGAGGACCTTGGCGCAGCGCTTCGCGACCCGAAGGTACAGAAAGCCGCGCGTGCGGCGCGGAAGGCGAAAGCCGCGAAGCGTGCGGCGCGGAGGACATCGTGAGCGACGACGTTCCGTACGCCCTACGACTACCGAAGAAACTCCATGCTGCGGTCAAGAAGATCGCGAAGGCGGACGGACGCTCCGTCAATTTCGTCATCACGCAAGCCTGCGTCGAATACGTGAAGGATCGTTTTCCGAGCCCGCCGAAGGACTTGCGATGACTCAGCTCTGCACAGGTTGCGGTCGATCCAAACGGCGATGGCGCCCCGTGGACGGATTTCCAGACTACGAAGTGTCGGACCACGGAGACCTTCGCCTGTCCAGATTCGTCAAGGGGGCGCACGGGCCGGCTCGCGAAACTCCAGCGACGCACCTCAACGAGGACGGATACGTTGAGACGCACGCCTATTCAGCCGATGGGATAAGGAAAACTATCCGAGTTCACAGGCTCGTGCTATTGGCGTTCGTCGGCCCTCCGCCTTTCGAGGGTGCTGTTTCGCGTCACAAAAACCACATCCGAAACGATAACCACGCCTCCAACCTCGAATACGGCACAACGCAGGAAAACACTGCCGACTCCGTACTAGCCAACCGACACGCGCATCGCCTGACTCCTGAGAATGTGATCGCTATACGAAAGGCGCGCACCGAGGATGGCGCCACGCATGTCGCACTTGCGGAGAGATTCGGCGTGGGAAAGTCCACGATAGGAGCCGTCCTCGCGGGGCATTCTTGGAGGCACATACGATGAGCAAGGAGTGCGTCGGCTGCCAACGGTTCCCGCAATGGTGGAGGGGGTTTTGTACCCTCTGCGCGACCTTCATCGGCGTAGCGGGCAGGCGACGGATAACAGAAGGCGGGGACGTAGAACGGCGACGGGCGATCCGGCGGATACAAACGCACCTTGCGAGTCTGAACAAGTTTCGAGTTAAGGAGAGGTTGGGATGAAACGAGCAAGGCCGCTGACCTCCAAACAGAAAGAGTTCCTTGCGCTGATCCCTCACGATGGCGTGATTCTTTGGCTGACAAAGCCGTCCTCACGGTTTGCAGTTTTCGCAGGCGGAGAGTTGACCGACATCGGCACCGGATGGGGTCCAACTCTCGAATCGCTCTACTATCGCGGCGCCGTCAACTCCTACTACGGAGAAGAAGAAATACGAGAGTCGCACCGAGCCAAATGGGGTGATGCACGACGGTTCAAATGTGCAGCGAGCAAGCCATGAAGCCAACCTCCTACCTCGCAGCACTCAAAGAAAACAACCGCCTCGTATTCCTCTCCGATCGCGGCATCTGGCTCCCTAAATCTGCCTTCGATGCTCCCGGCACGATGCACCGATTCCGCGTGTTCCGCTACGAAGAATCCGCGCGGGGCGTTGCGGAGGATTGGGCGCGGAAGGCAGGTTGCGAGGCGCATGTGCAGGAGGTTAGGTGATGATGAACGAAGACGGCAGTCCGTGCCCCGGTAGCCTCGGCGACGAAGGTTGGGACGAGTACGAGGAGGACGATTGGGAGTGCACATGGTGCGGTGGGGAAGCGTTCGTCGAAGGCAACGATCCCGGCTGGGATCTGGGTGAGATCGTTCCGTGTGCAGCGTGCCGAGGTACCGGCTTGCGCCGAGATCAGGTGCTCTTCTGATGGGCGAAACGCGTGGGGGTCCAGAGCGGTGCGATGCCTGCGGCGGATGGCGCTACGGTTTCGAGCGGTGCCAATGGTGCGGCGCGCTCTGGCGCTCAGACCGGATGGCGATCGAGGAGTACGACAAATCCGATGACGAGCGCGATTTCGACTGGAACGACGCGGGCGACTACGATGCGAATGACGTGACGGAGGGGTGATGAAGCGCTGGTTGGTCTCGCGGAACGCATGGACACCATTCACGGGATGACCGGTCGTGATTAACATGTTAGGACAAACAGAGCGCCTCGGTTCGCCGGGATTCCTTCCGCTTGTTCCTTGCGGCGATGATGGTAGACCGCACGTCATCTACAAGCCCAGAGTCGTCGAAGCACGTACGCCGCGCGTCGTGCCCCTGCGGAAACGAGTATCGAAAACGGGGTAGTCACGCACTCGGTTTTAACCAGCGCCAACAGGAAACAGGAAAGGAAAATGTGATGGCAGAAGATCAGAAAGAGCGAATACTCACCATGACCCCGCCACAGATGGCCGCAAGTCGGAGCGACGGAGTCGCGTACCAATCGACGGATACACCGAAGATCGAATAGGAATTCGGCGCGCAGGAACACCGAAACTCAAAGATTCCAACAGGCCGAAGCGTTCCCGACTCTGCCGACAAGGGGCGCTCATTCGTTCGGGCAATCCGAACCGCGCCGATTACTTCAGCGGAATGGAGCCATGCGGCAACAGGCCGAATGCGCTCAACACCCACAGAATCACGAGCAGGATCACGAGCACTTGAATGATCCGCTTGATCGTTGCATCCATTGGGATGAGTGAGACGATGTACAGGATCACGCCTACGATGATGAGCGTTACCAGCAATCCGATGATGGTCATGTGTTCCTTTCGATGCGGCTTCGGTGCCGCGTCGGCAGTCAAGTTCCGCCGCGTTGGTTTAGACGCTTGCCGGTACTGAATGATCGGTCGCGAACGGGAACGCCGGAATGCACTGCGAGACTTCATCTGTCGGCGTCATGTGTCGGTTGGTCGCTATCTCGGCCCATTTGCGAACTTCATCGTAATGCTCCGTCCACATCGCTGCGTGAACGAGGTCCTTTACGGCCTTGTTCTGCTGCGGATCAGAGATTGCTGCATCAACGATCGTCTTGATTCGGCCCGCAAGATGCTGCGTGTAGTCGCGGACTTCGCGCAGGGCCATCGTGCGGAAGGTGTAGGCGCTGACGATGACGGGCGAGCCGATCGGCGGAGTGGTGAATGTGATACTGGACGTGCCGGTGTTATCTGGAATCGGAATGGTGGCCATTTCTTCTCTCCTGACTTGACTGGTTACGGCGACGGGACTTGACTGAAGAGAGGATACCACCGCATGGGACCGTCTGGCGCGTCATCGCGACGTGACCAACGGCTAGGCGGCTTAGGGTCGCCACGCCCATAGCTGGTTTATGCCGGAGTGAAATCGACGAAGTATTCTGCGCCCTCGGTGAACTGTGCCGATGCTTCCGCGTTGACCGTCGCGAGAGAGATTTCGCCGCTCGGCGTGAGCTTGAAAAAGCTGTCGTTCTCGGGGCTACCACTCGTGACGGCGCGGAGCTTGATGACCTTCAGATTTTCATCGGGCGGCTGGATGTTGGGTGACGTGACGATGGACTCGCAACGGAATTTGGCTCGTACGCTCATGGTGTCGAATCTCCTTTTCGAGACGCAAGGATACACCAAAACCAACATCACTCCTTCGGCGCCTCGGCGTGCGTGACAGTCGTCGTGTCTGATGTAGCGGCGACGATCGGTAGCGCGCCAACATCGGGCACGTTCCGCTCGCGCGACCCGAACCAGTATCCAACTACGCTGATGACGAGCGTTGAGAAAACGTCCGATTGAATCCTTCCAGTGAAGAATCCGACGATGAACGCCGCCGCGAGCGCGTACGTGCAAACAGGCCGCACCGAGGAGTGGATTGTTTCGAGGGCGTTCACCGTCGTTCCGGTATCTGCTCGATGTGCGACCGCTCCGCATCGGTTCGATCGCTCGGCGCAATCTGCCCGATCCGCCTACTCTCGTTCGCGTCGGACTGCTCGCCGAGCTTCAGCGCGTTGCCGGTCTTCACTTCCTGATGCACCTGCTCAACGGCTGCAATGATGGTGTCGCGTCCCGCTGTCGCGCGCTGCACTTCCACGAGGTTCTGAACGTGCTCGCGGTGGCTGATGAATCCGCGGACCACCGTCGCCGCTACGGGAACGAGCGAGACGATCAAAGCCATGATGATGTGCTCGGCGGGTGCTGCCCACCATGGGGCGACCGGAGCTGTTGCGATGACGATCGCGATGACGAGTAGGGTCATCCGTTTACGTCGGCATCTTCCCGGCGGCGAGGTCGTGAACGGCGGCCCATATCGCGGCGGTCCAGCTTTCGACTTCCGCAACGAATGCGTCGTATTCCTCGGTGCTGATTACGGAATCCGCCGGAAGCCCGATCCAACGAAGGAGCGCTTTGGCCTGATCGCAGCCGCCCCAATCGTTCGAAGGCGTGTGCGCGAGACCGAGGACCGAGACCATCTTCGAATACGCCGTTGCTACCTCGGCGAGTTTTTCGACGGCAACCCGCAGCTTCGAAGCGAAAGCGAGGCGGCTGGCGAGGATTGGCGCCAACGCGGCGATGAAGCCACCATTGTTCAGAATCTTTTTTACGCTTGGCGGGTCGAGTGGCTTTGGCATGGTTACTGTCCTCCTAATCTTGGCGGGTCCGGAACGTTCGGCGCAGGAAGCCCGCGATTCTTCATGGTGGTCGCGATCTCGGTCATAGCCTTGATGACGTTGGCATTGTACGCGTTCTGATTAGCCTCGTCGGAATGAAGAATCTGGAGGGTATCTCTATTGGCGGCGCTGGCTTCGGTCCCGGTGTTTTTCAGGTTGTCGCGAACTTCTTTTTTGAAGTCGTCAACCGATTTCTCGATGGCGGTAAAACGGTTGTTCGATGCCGTTTCCGCCGCTTCGATCTTTCCCACGACCCGTTCTATCCCCATTCCAAGTCCGACGAGAACGACGACTACTCCGCCCCAATTTTTAAGAAAGGAAAGAGCGCCGCTGGCACGACTCGCCGTTTGGATGATCTGACCTTCCGAATCACCCTCCCTCATGTGCTGATGCGGTGCGACCATGCCATACGCCCTCCGTTGTGGGACATAGTGCCATAGAAATCTCAGCCAGATTGCCCGGTTTTCTTGTTGATGAAGAGCAGCCGCCCTCCCGGTTTGATCCGTTTCGCTTTTTCCATCGCAGCCAGCCATGCTTTGATCGACGTGTCGAAGGTGCCGCTGCTTTTCGGTAGCCCGTTCTGATCCTGCGCTGCCATCATTTCACTCCGACGTATTCCTTGCCGCCGTAGAACTGCCGAAACATCCCGTACCAGTCCGGATACTTCGACTTGAAAGCGCTCGGGTTGAGCATGTATTGCGCTCCTAGCTCGGCGAACGATTCGTTATAGATGCGCGCCGGAGATTTTCGGAACTCCCACCCGTACACCTGGACGGCTTTCGGGACCGCATCAAATACGTGCGGCGGAACTTCGTGTCCACTCTGAAGCGCTTCCATCGCAGGGCGTAACGCAGCCGCAACCTTCGCATCAAATTGTTGACGTTGCTGCGGCGTCAAGTCTCGCAGGTAGATCGCGTGATTGACTTCGTGGGCGAGCACGCCCGGTTCGTTAACAGCGTTGCGTGCTTCCAGTACAGTATTCGGATTCGTGTCCCCTGCCGCGAACGGTCGCCCATAGGCTCCCTGCACATCCTTCGCGGCGTAACCGGCGGCCTGTATATCTCCTGAGACCGGAGAGCCATACGCTACCTGACGTGCGTTCTTGAATTGCGGCGGAAGTAGCGTGGATGGCGGAACCGGAACCGGGAACCTCAACGGTCTACCGGAAGGATCAGTGCGGCGCATTAGCATCGCGTCATTTTCGTCACGTCCGCTGACTGGAAACTCGATTTGCGCGCCGGGGCGACGCTCTGACTGCGGAGCGGCCTGTGACGCTGCGCTGCTGCCGATGGAATCCTTCGTCTGTTTCTGAACATGAAACGGAACTGGAACCTGCGACCCATCTGGGTTCACATACACAGCATCGTAATCGTGAAGCGCTTGCTGCCGTGCGGCGGGGTCTGTTGGTAGCGACGAGACAAGCGTGTGGAGCGCCTCGTCGTGGCCGTACGCATCCTCCAGTCCAACGCCACCAAGAACACGCGCGGCGATCGTCGTGACCGTTCCGAAGTCTCCGGCTTGCATCGCTTTCCCGAGCGAGGCTTTCACGACGCCCGAAGTCGTGCGCCAGAGCGGAGACTGTACGACGCTCTTCACGACGAGAGGCGCTTCCGCCGCTGTCACGAGTCCCGATCCGATCTCGGCTCCGAGCGCAGCACCGGCTGGACCGCCGAGCATGAAGCCGACTCCGCCGCCAACGCTACCACCAGCCGCGGGACCGAACGCCGCCTTTGCCATCCTCCACCAGTCCGTGACGGCAGGAGGGATGGAAGAGGCGAGCGCGTCGGTCTGCACTCGTTCGGCAGTGCGGCGACGAACGATGAAATCGGTTCCGGCATCGGTGATCTGCGCGTCGGGGTATTTCGTTTGGAGCGCATCGAGTTGTTTGTCTGCGGCGGCCGTCTTGGCGAACTTCTGGACAGGGATGTCGGTCGTTCCGCCTACAGCGGGGCCGAGTTGTTTTGCCGGATCGCCGAGGACTTTACCTTCTCCTGCCAATTTCGAGCCGATCGTCTCTGCGAGCGGGCGCATCGGGGCGTCGCGCGGCGCCAGCGCGTCGGCATAGGTTCGCGCTCCGGAGGCTTCCAGCGAGGCACCGGCACGCGAACCTGCGCTCTCGATGGCTCCGGCGACTGCGGGGTGCGCCATCGCAGCCATTCCGGCGAGTGCTGTGCCCGATTCGACGGCTCTTAGGTTCTCATCGCGCGTAGGGGCGTTTCCGTGCGCGTAGGCCATAGCCGGACGCGCGGTCTCTAGTGCTGGCCTGCCAATGATCGGAACGGCTCCCGCGTTCTGTTCCGCCGTTGGGGCCTGTCCAGCGGAGTACGCACGAGCTGGAGCGGTTACGTCGGCAGCGATACCGCCCACTGTTCTCGCCGCTCCGTATCCGCCCATCGTCGCCACGTTGAGCGCCCAATCTCTGACCGCCGAGGGGACTTCGGCCATGGAAGTCGGAACGCCTGCGAGGTGCGCTATCCCTTTGCCTGCCGCGCCGAGTACATCTCCTGCGCTGATATCACTTTGTCCCGCCGCCGGATCGCCATGCGCCGTAGCGGGCGGATTCTCTTTCCGCATCGCGATCTCGGTGCGCGGATCAAGAGTCACCCATGAACGGTATTCGGGGTGCTTCGTTATCACTTCCGAGACGAGGTGATCCGTAGGCCAGCTCGCATATTCGGGGAACTTGGCCTTGATCTGCGCCGCGAACTCGTCAACCGAGTAGGGCATCAGCGCCCTCCGGGAGGCGTGAGGCCGAGAGGATTACCGCCGGAAGCCGGAGCGGGTGAGCCTCCCGGCGCGGCGATTGACACATTCGGCGCGTAGCTGTTACCCGCGTTCGTCGCCACGCCAGCCGAAACGATGGAGTTGCGGCGAATGAGAAGGTTCTGCTGCAAGAGGCCGAGTGCGGCCTGAAGCGTCGGCAACGACCAATTCGTTTGCAGGATATGCGCGGCTTGCTTCATCGCTTCGTCAGTAGGGGAGTTGCCGCCACGGTAGACGACGGCGAGCTCCGCCTGCATCTCGACGATCTGCTGGTCGAGTTTCGTTGCGATCTGCTGCGCTTGCGGGCCGAGCAGGCCCTGCTTCGCGCCGATGAGTCGAGCGCTATTCAGAAGCGGGAACCCGCCGCCCTGCCATTCCTTCGCGAGGTTATCGACAAGAGGAATCGATTCGTAGGCGAAATCGACAGCCTGACGAAGCCGTACCTGCCCGGGCCCATTCAGCGTCGAGAGGTATTTCTGAGTCGCGGTCCAGTCCTGCGTAGCCTTGGTGAGGTCGTAGCCGTCGCGAGCAAGAGCGGCCCGCACCGGCCCTTCGATGCGGGCGTGAACGGTTGGCGGCTGACGGCCAGCAACGATCTCGTCAGCGATGGCTTTCGCGTCGTCAGTGTTCACGCTTCCGGATGGCGTACGCGCGGCGGCCAACTCTGCAACCTTGATCTGAGTCGCGTTCGCCATCCCTGTGCGCCTCGTCGCTCCGGCTTCCTGTATTCCGGTCTGCGCGAGCGTCGTTTGGCTGGTGAGATTGTCGGTACTTGTCGGCATCGCTGACGTGGAGCGCGCCTCGTAATCGCTGACGGCGTTCCCTGACGGCGAGGGAACGGCTTTCGAGAGGTCCGGTGTCGGCGTTCCTGCGCTGTCCGGCGCAGCATCGCGGCGCGCAAGGTCCGTTGCCTGCTGTTGCGTGAACATCTGCTGCGTCGGGAACGCCTGCGCGGGGCCGATCTTGAGAGTCTGCGCGTAGTCGTTCGGATCGGTGCCGCCCGCCGCCGTGCGGCCTGTTGCCGCTGCCGCCTGCACATTCGCGTTAAGTCCGGCCTGCCGCTGAGGTGTAAGGATCGGCGCGAGCGTCGCCAGCTTCACGTACGGCATCAGTTCAGGCGGAATGGACGCAGCCTCCGCCTTCGCCTGCGTTTCAAGCGCGACGCGCTTTGGATCGTTCGGGGCGAGCGACTGGATTGCATCGTGATAGCTCCCCATGCGGTCAACGTATTGCTTGGCTTGTGCGGTGAGTTGTTCGTCGTTGAACTTCTGCTTCGCGAGCGCGAATGTATCCTGCAAATTCTTCAGTTGTCCGCTCTGTATTGAGAAGTCGTCCCGATGAAACCTTGACTGCTGCGCCAATTGCTCGCGGCTTAATTGTTCTTGCTGGTCAGCGCGCCGATTGGCGTTGTACTGATCGAGGAATTGCCCGATGATTTGTGGAGCAGGGCTTGAGCCAACTGAGATTACGTTAGGCATCCGGGCACCCCGCCAGCATCCGAAGCGCTTCCACGAGCAGGTAGCGCGGAAGCAGATCGGCCACCACGATCGGCGTCAGAGAATCGAATTCGATAACGATCCCCTCCTCGTCTGCGATCTCGTGTAGAAGTTCGGCGCTGTATCGGTAGAAGGTCACGGTTTCGTCACCACGCTTCCCGGCAGGATTCCGTTAAGGATTCCGGTCAGGGAGTTGAGGTCCATGTTACCAATATTGAGCAGCCCGAGAATGAATTGCCCGATGTTCTTTTCGCGATCAACGTCGATGCCCTGCATGCCGAGGTCGAATTGCAGCTTCGCGTTCGCCTGCGAAGCCTGCGCGCTCGCGGCGGCAGCGGCATGCGCGGCGGCGGCTTGCAGTGCGGCGGCATCAACGCCCTTGTCCGCGCTATACATCTGCCCTTTCAACTGAAGCTCCGACTGGTACCGCGCGAGCACATCGCCCGTATCGATGCCGTACTTCTTCAGTGCGTTGTCCTGATTGTCGAGCCACTTCTGAAGGTCCGCGTTCGTGTTGACTTGGAACTTCGTCAGATCGGCGTTGAGGTCCGCTACGTACTTCTGCATTCCAGCGTTGGTGCCGAGCGTGATAAGCGCTGTGTTCTGCTGCATCTTCGCGAGGCTCTGTTGCTGAAGAGCGTCGGCCAGCTTGCCGGACTGCACGCCAGAGAGGTCGCTGAGCGCCTGACCTTCGTTCTCGCCGAAGCCGCCGCTTTCGATCCTGCCGGGGGTGAGCGCTGCCGACGCGCGAAGTTGATCGTCGAGCTTCTGTCGTTGCCGCGCGAACATCGGGTCAAGCAGCTTCTCCACGTCCGGCCCGTTGTTCGATCCAGCTTCCTTCTGAAACATATCGATGAGCGATTGGATATCGGGCGGCGGGACGGATGACGGTTGTGCCCCGGCAGGCGGAGTTGTGCCCGGCGGAGTCGTCGATGGAGGCGGAGTTGCGCCGGGCGGAGTGGTCCCAGGCGGAGTCGTGGCAGGCGGGGCCGTACCGGGCGGGGTTGCCGTTGGAGATTGAGCGGCTGCCTGCGCTGCCGCGTTCTGTGCCTCGATGATTTGAAAGTTGTTCTGCTCGGTGCGCGGAGCTACGAATCCTCCGTTCGGGTCGCCGCCCTGTTGAATAGGGTCGCCTGCACGATGTCCGGCGAGGTACCAATCTCCGATCGTCATCCCTTGCGGGAACGCCCGATATGCTTCCACGTCAGCGGCGGTGATATTCGCGAAAGCCGGATTCTGCCACGCGAACGATCGGTACCAGTTCGCAGCCGTCTCGGAATTCTTCATCTCCTCGTCAGAGGGTTTCGGCATCGGATTCGCGGCGCTCCACTGTTGCGGCGCCGCTTTCGGAGGCGCGACGGCGCGAACGCGCGGATCGGATGTCGGAGTAGTGGCCGGTGGTGGCGGAACCGGAGTGGTCGGATTCCCTCCGCCGAAAGGATCGCTTCCGATTCCTGAATTCGGAGTGCTGATCGCCAGAGAGCTGGCGCGCGGTTGCGTAACCGGCTGCGGATTCATCGCGTCGTTGAACGCGCTCACATGGTCCAGCACGTCCGTAAATGGGTTCCCATTCTTGCCGGTCTGCGCGGGCATCGGAGTGAATCCGCCGCCAATCGGCATCGGCTGTGGCGTGCTGTCGGACTGATTGAATCCGAGCGTATCTGCGAAGGTCGCCATTTCGGTCTGTTCGCTTACGGCGCGTAGGTATCGCCGCCGCCCGTTGCTGGCGCCGCCGGTACGTTCATCTTGGTTCGGTTCGCAGCGTCGAGCCATGCCTGCTCGGCGGGCGTCGGGTTATCGACGGACCATTTGCCAGTCGTAGGATCAACCTTGACGCGCTCCGGGGTGATGCCGGGAGGAATGCTCGAAACTGCCTGCGACGCTTCAGGAGGTGCGCCCGAAATCGAAGGCATCTTCCCGAAGTCAATCGTCGGAACCTTCACGCCGCCCATGAAGGCCGGATTTCCGGTCGCGCTATTCGGCATCTGGAAATCGGGATTCAGTCCGTTCAAGCCTTTCAAATACTGCTCGGTATAACTGGACGCGAAATCGTAAAGACTTTTCGTCTTATCGAGCCGGTAGGTCTCGGACGGCGAAGGCGGAACGGGATAGAAGTTCGGCGTCTGATCGGCCTTTTTGAGGCTGTAGATCGCCAGCGCGGCGTTGATGATGTCGCCCCACTTCAGAGACGATCCGAGGATGCCCGCGCCGGTTGCGGCTCCGGCTCCGGTGGTGGCCGCCGTCCCCGCTGCTGGTGCGGCGCCCGCCCCCATGTAGGTGTCGATGATGCTGTTGCCGCTGCCACTGCTGCCGAACGGGAGACCGCCGCCGCCGGGGCCTGGAGGGCCGGGTTTCTGCTTTCCGCTCGGATCAACGACGGGGGATGCGATTGCGCCAGTTCCGCCGTCGCTGCGCGGCGTGTAGCCGCCCCATCGGATGTTGGACGGATCGTCTTCGGCTCCGGTGCCACCCCATGCGTCTGTTGCCATCGCGCCACGGTCTCCTACGTGGCGTTCACCTTCGGACTTTCCCCGCGGTGAACGCGCAAAAGGGCATCTGCTTTGCTGATTGTCCAGTTGCGGCGACCGCCTGCACCGGTTCGGCTGATCTTTACGGTAACACTTTCGCCGGTTGCTGTCACCGGTAGACGAATGCGCGGATTGCCGATCCATGACGTGACGGGGTACCCGCTCGGGGTCGTGTACGTCGCTCCGCGATCGTAGGAGTAGGAGATCGAAAGCGATCCGTTCTGAACCGTTGCGAGGTGAAAGAGGCCCACTTCCAGCAGCGTCGCTTCGTACCTCGCCGCGAACAGTTCGAACGGCTTGGGAACGATGTCATTCGCGATATTCCAAGTGGTCCCGCCACCCGTCACGATCATGTCTCCCACGTCGCTCGTCTCATCAAACCGCGTGGTCGCCGCGTCTCCGAACGAAACGAGCATGCGATTGCTGGTCGGATCGAAGATCATCGCGCGAACTTCTGCGCTCGTTCCGGTCGGGTTCGTATCGAGGTAGGACCAGAGGCCGGATTGAATCGAGTAGACGTGAATCTTGCCCCTCTGCGTGTAAACCCATACGTCCTTGTTCGCGTGATCGATCGCCAGAAGCGGCGCGTTGTACGTCGGCTGCGATTCAACCCAGTTGCTGCCGCGCGCGAAGATTTCTTCGAACATCCCCGGCGAGTCGATCATCGTCGGTCCCGAGTCGGCGCCGATCTTCATTTTGTAGACGTGGTTCTCGCCAATCCAATAGAGGTCGTTGTCGCGCGAAACGTCGAGCGCGAGAGGGCCTATGCAGCCGACAGAAAGAGCGGGCGATTCGGGAAGGATAGGCTCGAACGGATCAGCGTTGCCTTTGAAAATCCACATGCCGGTGCGCTTGAAAACGACTAGGCGCCCGTTGCTCACGATGGATGCGGTTGCGAGTCCAGCGATCTCGGTCAGCGGGAAGGTGTTGCGGGCGAGAATCTGCTTCGGATTACTGATCTCGCTCCAGATTACGGCGTTGATGTTGACGGTCGCGGTCCCACTCGACTCTTGATTGAAGAATGGGTAATAGAAGTCGCCAGCGGTAATCTGTTGACCGTGGTTATTCTTCTTGGGGTTACCGTCCGCCAGCGTGTCCCGATACCCGACTTCGACCGGAACGAGTTGCGCAGAAGTAAGCGAGGCGGTCGAGCTGTTGAAAAATCGGATAAAGAACGACGCCGAAAGTCCAGTGTTCGCCGCTGTGCTTCCGGCATTTCCGGGATAACGCGCGGACACATAGAAGGTGTGCCACTGGTCGTCCCCCGGAATGGTGCCCTCCTGAACCCCCACGATCGTCTTTGTATTGATGCACGTCCATACTACCGTTCCGTCCGCGGTCGTGCTCCCAACGGTGGTGTTGAATGCTGGCGCTACGCCAGCCGTAGTGCCTGCGGTCGTGCATTTGTACAGCGGCATTGTGCCGTCTTGAAATCCGCTCGGCGCGGTGTTCACGGCCATAGAACCTAACGGATAAGCTCTCGTCCGCCCGATTCCCGCCCCTATTGCAACGGCTAGAGTGAACGGCAGGTTGATGCCAGCGTTGCGATTTCGCATTTCGCATCGCCATACACGCAAGACATCGGAAGTTGATTGATAAGCCTCGCTATAGATCAATTCGAAGCTGCCACCGGCTGCCGTACTTGTCGGCGTGAGGGAGTACGAAATCGTTCCATCGCCGTTGGTCACCTTGAGTTCCGTCACGTTGTTGGCGAACGAGCCTCCACCGTAAGCCATGTCTACGCCGCCGGCAAACAAGAGGTTCGTTACCGTGACGCGCGGATCAATCAAGAATGCCCGATCTATGAAGGCCTTGATGTCTCTCGCGTTGATCGTCGAATTGAACGGCGTCATGCTCAAATTCGCGCCGTCGTAGACCGCCATCGCAGTCGGCACGCCAGCGCCGTTATCGAAAGCCAGGTACAGCTTGCCGAGGATGTTGGTGTAACCGGTCAGCCGAATCGAAGCCGTCAGGCCCGCGAGGCCAGTTCCGTACCCAATTCCGTTCGCGTTCTTCGTGTAGAGCTTGTTGTCAAAGCCGTTCGTAGCGACCGTTTTTTGCAGCTCGTTCGTCATGTCCTGCCAGATGGCGAAACCGCTGACCGCATCGAGCGCGTCGTACACGAACGGCGCGCGGCCTTCGAAACGATTAGGGCGGATCATGTAGTTTCGGAGGACGGAAACAAATCCTTCCGGCAGCGTGGAGGGATCGCCAGCGGAAAACATTCCGGAGAGCGGAACGGGAATCGTGTTGTGCCGCTTGCCCTTCGGTTTCACTGGATGCCAGCTCTCGCTTCGAATACTCCGGCGTGCGCCGTACGGAACACCATCTGCGTTTCCGACTGTGGATCGTCCGGGTCAATCCACCATCGCGAGTCTACGCGAGGTTCCACGTGGAACGAGTTTGGGATGACACCGAGATCGTGTGCCACGACGACTGCGGCAGCATCTCCGGCAGCGACAACGGAAACAGGAGTTGACCATCGGATGACGTTCGCGAGATTCGCCGCAGTCGCAGTGTTGATTTCGTCGGCATTCGGCTTGCGGACGAGCGAGCGAAGGTTCATGGTGACCCCGCTACGCGCGTCTGCACTTTTCGCCGCGCACGCTCTTTCTCGCCGGGGCTGATGAGGCGTCCCAACTTTGTTTCAACCTGCGTACGTTTCTCGCTCGCTTCATCCCATCCCATCTTTTCCATCGACACGGCGACGGAGAGATCGATCGCGAGGAGTTGAAGGCGCGGCGACATGAGGAGCGTATCGGCATCGGCGGTGAGAATGTTGTCCATGCGCGTCCCCTGCAAAACGACCGTGGCGCGGTAGTCGGTCGGGGAGGTCGAAGGCGTCGGCCAGAACTCGACGCGCGAGCCTGCGCGGCGGTACAGCGTCGGCCAGCCGGTTGACGTGCGCGAATAGAGACCGAAGTCATCGTTGCTGCCCTGCGGCTCTGAGGACGGCTTCAGGACGACGGTTGAAGGATCGTAGGCGGCGGTGCTCTCCGCGTAGAACATGCCCTCCAGCCAAAGCATGCGCTCAGGAAGCGGCAGCCAGTTTTGTCCCGCGATCGTCACATCCCACCATCGCCAGTTTCGTAGACGCGGAAGCTGATCCAGCATCTCGCGGCCCATCGAAAGGCCGAGCGTCTGAATCTCCTCGATGGCCTGATTGCAGTAGGTCGGGATGAGCGTGTAGTGATCGTGCTGCGAAGGCAGGTTGTCGAGTTGCGCGCGGACGCGACCCTGAAACGATGTTTTCGTTCCAATCGGACCGAACAGAATGTCCGTCTCGGCGGGAGAAGTAGTCGCGCTATCAACCTCGGTCCACACGCCGAAAGTGTAGCAGATGCCGAGACTTTTTTGCTCCTACCTCTTGCGCGCCACGAAAGAAGAACCTACATTTTTGCGTCTCACGAAAAAGGAGGAGAAATGAAAAGAATAGCTTTCGCCGCACTGCTCACCATCGCCGCACTGTCCGCAACCGCTCAGAGTTATCCGTCGAAGATTGCCGCTCATCTTTACGGCACTCCCGAAGCCGCTTCGTACGCTCTGGACCGCTCCTACGATCCAGATCAGCAGGACCGGATGAGTCTTGTTCCGACGCTTTCGCTCTACCGCTCCGGCACCTATTCTCGAAACGATCTGAGTTGGGCGCTGGTCTATACGCCAACGGATTCGGATACATCGTGCTCGACGGATGCCGCCGGATACGACACACCGGAGACGTGGACCGGCGGCCCGATCTGCGGAAGTGGCCTGTTCAACTGGACGCACTCACAGTTCACCACGATTGCCGACGCCAAATCGTTCTACGACGGCACATTGGATTCCGAGCAGCGAACGACCGCCATCATCTACCGCGTGCCCGGAGAGAATCACGCCTTCAACCGCAAGTACATCGTGTTCTATCAGACGCACGGCTTGGTGTGCTTCTGACTCACGCCGTAACCCATGCGACGCCGTTGTAAAAAACTGGCGTTACGACGGCGCCGCCACCCACGACCGGCTGACCGAACAGGGGCGCATTTGCATCAGTGACGAACGCCCGCATGCCCTGCGTGCCGGCCGGAAGAGTGGCGACGGTGTAGCCCTTCAAAGTGATCGGCGCGACGACTGTAACGCCCTGAGTCGTCGCGCTGATCGTAAGGGCGGCGGTGCTATTCGTTCCAAGAATGAGCGGCTTGCTGGCGCGCGTGCCGATGATTAAGCCGTTCCCGGTGAACGAATCAATCTCGTTGTAGCCGCCCATCGTGACGCCGTATCTTGTGATTACGCGGCCAGTTCCGTGCGCGATTCCCTGCAAGGTTGCGGTATCGGCGGACGCCCTGAAGGCGGCAAGGGCGGCGGTCCCTGAGGCATTCGAGTTGCTGATGATCGCGATCGTATTCTCGTTCGCGGCGTCGGCGATCGTGAGAAATTGCCCCCCTGTCCCGCTCGGGGCGGCGCCGAGGCCGACGTTTCCGGAGGACTGGAGTGTGTCCGTCGTTGGACCAATCAGTGCTGGATTCGTCTGTACCACGAACGTCGTCCCGGTGCCAGTTTGCGACGCGATGGAGGTCGCGTTTCCGGCTGAAGTAATCGGCCCGGTCAGGTTCGCGTTGACGGTCGCGGTTCCGGTCGTGTTGCCAGTGCCGCCCGCCGCGATCGGCAGAACGACCGTCGTATCGGTCGAGTCGGAGCGGACCCACCTACGACTGTCGTAGATAGCGACATAGTTCGCCATGGCTCACACGAACCACATCGTTGTTACTTCGCTGTTCTCGCCGTTCGCGTTGATGAACCTGAATTGCAAAAGCGTCTGCCGCTGATCTTCGAAACGGAGCAGGGTGCCGGTGGGGATGTAAAGCCCTTCATCGGCGGTCGGATTCGTGCCGTCCGTTCGCACACGAATGCCGCCGGACTTGATGGAGATGAGAGCGTGCCGCGCGTCAGACGGTAGCGCGGTTCCGGCAGCAACGGCGCCGGTCAGGAGTTGCGCTGCCGTTGGCGTGTAGCGCGCGTAGCCTTTGCCGCTCCAGTTCGCCTGCAACAGATCGGATGCGCCCTGCTGGCTGATGTACGGCTGCCATTCTGCGGCAATGTTGATCTCGGCTGCTGACATGATCTTTCTCCTCTAGTACAAAGCCCCCGTGGCCGCATCGAAGTGGCCTACACGCACGCCGCAATGCACTCCGAACCGCGCATGCGCTTCCAGTTTCGCGCGCTTGCAGAACCACAAGTCCTGTGTGAATGATGGCGTCGTTTTGAACCACGGATTGTTTTTCGTATTCTTCACGCGCCGGAAGAGGTCTTTACGCCACAAAGCGGCACCCATCGCGATTCCGTTGCACTCGATGACCTTCCCGCGCTTGATGGCATCGACGACGGAGAGCGGATGGAAGTTCAGCTTTCGCTTATCGAACGTCGGTTTGCCGAACGCCATCGGAATCGGAGGGTCAGTCTTGATGAAGTAGAGGCCCGAAACGGCGTCGTATCCCTGATGCCCTTTCGCGCACTTCCACTTCGGCGAAAGCACCTCGCCGCCGCAATCGGGACAGGTCATGATCGCTTCGAGCAAGCGGATCGGCGTCTCGCTCGGAAGCACGTTGTCCTCTTCGGTCGTGAGAATGAACGGCGAATCGGCGAAGAGGTCCGCGTACTGCGGTTGAAATCCTTGCCGGAGTTGCTTCCGATCCATCGCTAGTTTGACGAGATAGTTGTAGGCCGATGCTACTTCCATGTTCTCCGTCGCGAGGAGAGGGCTGCGCAGGTGATTCGTCGGCCATTGCAGCGAGAGCCATGAACAGACCACGTTCGTGTAGATGCGACCGCGCGTCGGGCTGATCCACACCACGCCTTGCTCGCGGAACAGCTTCGCCTTTTCCGTCGCGTCTACATTTTTCGGCTTGAACGAAGTCGCGGAGTGGTGTTGGCGCCCCGCCATGATCGCCGTAGGGTGTTTGATGATCCCGCTTATCGGTCGCGTCATGCGTTCATCTTACCTGAAGAATTCTTGGATACTCGTGCGCGGTCAAAGTCACCCCGTCAGCCATCGTGATTCCGTACGCACCGGGAGTCACGCCAACCGCCGCAACGAGTGAAAGCGTGATGAGCGAAGCGGTGATGACCGGAGCGGATGCGTTCGTGATCCCGCTCGCATACGTGGTGACGTTCGCAGCGGTGAAGCGCTGGCCTACGAGCAGGACCGTTTTCGCGACTGTGCGCGGCATGAAGAGCGGCGATGATTGGCTGAGGAAGTTTCCCGCGCTGTCGGTGATCGCCGTGACGATGCCAGGCTCGCTCTCGTTCAGGTCGCGAAGGGAAAGCTGCGGTGGGCTATTGAGCCGACGCGCGGATTCCGCCTGAACCTCGGCTACGTGCCGCTGCTCATTCGCGAGCCATTCGGCAGTGTAGGTATCCACGCACATCGGGCAGTGCTCGCGCCCATCTTCGACGGTGATGTCCTCTTCGGGGACTTCGAAGCGGCACGTATCGCAGCGCTTGACGCGGTGAGAATCAATAATGCGCTGATCGTGATCCCGCGCGTGATACTCCAAGGGTTCGATGTGGCGCCGCTTGATGAACCGGACCATGCCGTCAGTGTAGCAAGGTCCGGTTCATCGTTGTGGAGCGCTTACGAGGTCGGGTATCCGGCGATCCCGCGCCAGTCGCGATGGTACGAGGCGCCGCGCATGGTCACCTTGTACTTCACGGCGTTCGCGTCGAAGTCAACGTTCTCGTCGTACTTCGGCTTCTGGCGCCATTTCCAATGAAGCGGGTTGCGGTTCTTCGAGATGAGCCACCATCCGGCATACGACGCGCCGAGGTACTTGCACTGGACCGGCGTGATGTCCTCGGCCATCAGCATGTTCTTGTTCCAGTTGTGCGTATCGAGCTGGCGATCCGTTTTCAGGATTTCGCCGACGCGCATGTTGTTCGCGGGGCCGTAGAGCAGGATGTAGCCGCCCGTGTTTTCGATCCAGTCGCCGCGATCGTCAAGCTGCGTATCGAGCGCCGTGATAGCCGAATAGAGGTTGGCCTGCGAGAGTGATGCGGCGGTAGTGACGTTGCTCTGTGTCTGCGGAGGATTCTTCAGCGTGACGTGCGATGCGGAAAGAAGCGGCAGGAGGTCTCGGCCCGCATAGACGCCTCCGGAAGTCCCGTTGAGGATCTTCGAAGCCATCGTCTGCTCTACGCGAATCGTGCAGGAGCGCTTCCATCGCCGCATCACGTCCTGATAGGAACCCATCTTCGCGAGGTTGGTTCCGTCCCACGGCCCAGAGTCGGCGATGTCGTCGAGATCTTCCTGCGCCATGCGGAATCCACGGCCATAGTTGACCGGGATGACACGCAGCTCGGGGCCGACGACATAGCTGTCGTAGTCGATGTCTTCCAGCGTCGCGCGCTGAAGCGGAGCACCGAGGCCGCCGATCTGGATGTCAACGAACTCGCCGCGACCGAACGAATCGACTTCGCAATACTTCGGGTAAACGGCGGTCTGTTCCGGCGTCTCGGCTTCCCATGCTTCGTCGATGAGGTCGCGGATGATGTTGATTGCGTCTGCTTTAGTCCAGTAAGTCATGGCGTCGGCTCCTTACATCGCAATCGCGGCGTCAGCCGGGACGAAGTAGACGAGAGGGTTGGAGTCACCATCGGCAACCGCGACTCCGGTGTCCCACTCGACGGCATCGATGATCGTGCCGCACGTGGACGCGCCGCCGGACTTCACGACGACGGAGCCGTTGGAGAACATGTAGAAGCCAGCGGTGAGGCCGCGATGAACGGAGCCGATCCAAGACGCGATCGAAAACGTGAGCTTCACAGGGAGGCCTTTTTCGAAAGCGAAGTAGACGGCGTTGGCGAGGCCGTTGGCGGTGAGGTTCTGGCCGGTCGAAACGGCAAGGCCGACAAGGCCGGTCGATTGCGCCTGCGAGGTCGCGCCCATGCCGATGAACTGGCCGGTTGTGCGGACGAGCAGTGCGCCCGCTGGATAGGTCTGCGATGAGGCTTCCGGTTGGCTGCGCACGATCGCGCCGGTTTTACGACGACCGGGGCGTGCGATTACGGCGGTTGCGCCAGTGACGGCCATGCTGTCCTCCGAACATCAACGTTGAGAAGTCGATGCGTAGCTCGTGAAGGACAGGTTCCGCCGAGGTTCAGGCTGGACCCGAATGCGAGTCTCGCGGGTACTGCGTTACGAAAAGTGTTGCACGCTCATCCGTTTTTTGCAAGCCAGCTTGTCATGACGGCGAGCATGGGGCCGAACTGACCCCACGGCAACGATGCGGATTCGGGAGTTACCCACGGCATATTCGGAGCGCCAGCGGTGGGCGGCGGCGCACCAGGAGGCGTTGCGGCGGATGGCGGCGGCATCGGGCGCGGAGGAAGGCTTTGCGGCTTTCCGTACGGACTCGGATCGCGGCCCGGAGGCTCCGGCATCGGCGGCTTTGGATCTTGCGGCGGAGGGGCGCCCGGAGGCATTGGCGTTTGCATGTTAGTAGGTGTCGCAGATCGGGCCGAGGCCGGTCACGAAAGTTCCGAGAAGTGATGCAACGGTTGTGAACGTTCCGAACGTTCCGCCGGTCAGTTTGCCTGCCGTGAAGTTGCCGAGTACGTGCGTGCGAAACTTGTAGCCGGTGTTGTTCGCCTGAAGAACGACGAAGTATTTTCCGGGTTTTGCGGCGTACGCAACGGCGAAAGGAACCTGCTGGTATGCGGCGGTTCCAGATGCGGCGGTCGATGCTGTCTGCGCGGCGGTGATGATGGCACCCGTCGAATCGGCGAGCGAGATTTGAATGTTTCCGGCCACGGCGGTCGCATTGAGAACTGCGACGCCGGTTAGAGTGCAGTTGCAAGGGATGAAGATTTCGGAGACATACGATTCGGTCGTGGCCGCAACCTTTTCCGTGCCGTCCGTAGTCGCAAGCGGAGCGGAGCTGCCCGAATGGAAGACGGTCGGATTGGAGGCGAGAATCAGCCCTCCGGAGCCGACTGTGACGCCGCCAGCGCCGCCATTGACGCCGCCAGCGCCGCCGCCGATCGCGCCCGTTCCGCCAGAAAACGTGATGCCGGTGTCGAGAGTGACGTTGCTCTTGAGCGTGACGCCTGCGCCCGCTGTCGCCTCGCTGATCGTATCGGTGCGCAGGTTGCCGCTACCTGATGGGCCGGTCGTTGACGTTTCTACGTTCGATCCGAAGTTCGTAGGAAGGGATGCGGTGTTCTGAGTAGCCATTCGTCACCTCGATTTATGAAGATGGTAGCACGCGCTATCCCGCGATGGCCTGAACAACGTCATCTGCGCCTTTGACGGCCACCCAGAGCTCCGAAGGCTGGCAGGTGATGGTCAGCGACGGAGCGATAGCGCTGAGAACGAACCACGGCCATACATCTTGGCCTTGCGGGTAGACATACGCCAGATCGCCCGGAGCTGAAGCGGGGTCGGTTGCGAGCATGAGGCTGAGCGTCATCGGAATCGCCGAGTCGGATACGATCTTGTCGCTGACGTGCTGCGTTGTCGCTGGTGAAGTATCAAATTCGAATTGTGCGATTTGGATTGCCATTGGAACCCCTCCATCGTTTTTTTACGAAACACTTGTCGCGCTCAGAACACCACCCGCAAGCACGGAAGAGGTTCCAGAGGCGCCATTTTGCGCAAATTGTACCGTGAGCGTTCCCGCAACGCTGACAACGATTGTGCCTTCGATTTGCACCGAGTAAGCGGAACCGGCAGCGCCGAGCGGGAACTCCGTCGCTTTGGCGGTTAAATGAACGGCGCTGAATGTTTGGTTGTCGGTGTCAAAACTGAGAACGTCACAAGCAATTGCGGTCGCGGTGACCGTTCCGCCAATCGCAATTTTCCCCTGACCGGTGACGTCGGCGGCGACCGAAAAAGCGGAACGGAAAGCGTATGTGCCCACGGATAGCGACACCGAAAGTCCGGTTACGTTGGCAAGCGTCGTGTTCGTTTTGTCGAACTGCGCCGCATTACGCTTGACAAGCGCTGCGCCTCCGGCCATCCCAGCGGAAGGGGTTACGCTTTGAAGTTCGACGCCGGCCATTTTTAGTTCGCCACCACCTGCAGCTGAAACGCGCTGTTCGCAAGCACCGAGGAAGATCCGCTCGCGACGTTCTCGGCGAACTGGATTGTAAGCGTTCCCGCTACGGATACGACGACTGTACCGAAGATGCGGACAAAGATGTCCGTACCCGCAACGGCGCCGACAGCCGAGCCGAGAGCTGTAACCGCCGAATTCAGGACTGCCGTCAGAACGTTGTTCGCGACGATGCGGGCGAGCAGAGCGGTTGCCGTCGCTGTCCCTCCGATGGCGAGCTTGTAGCCGCCGATCGCCGAGGCCGAAAGCTGAAGCACGGCTTCGAAGGCATGAACGCCGGGAAGCACGTTGACGGATAGGCCGGTCACATCCGCGAGCGTCGTATCGCTCTTCGTGAAAATCAGCGGATTGCGCACCGAGATCATGCGCTGCGTCGTCGTGGACGGATTCACGAAGATCTGACCGAGGGTTGCGTGCGACCGCGCCACGACTCCGACGCGGGATTTGAAGTATGGGAACGTTGGCGCCGTCGATGTCAGCACGCCTGCCGAAGTCGGATGTGCGTAGAGAATCGCGCCATTCGAAAACCCCGACGTATCGAGGCCATGCACGATGCCCTGCGTCGTGACGAAACCCGTTACGGTGTCAGCGATTGATTCCGTTGTCAGGCCCACCGTGTAGGCGTTCGGATCAGCATTTCCGACAGCCGGAGCGATCGTAGGTAGTGAGCCGTCCGAACCACTGATGTAGACCGGAACGCCGTTGCCGATCGTGGAGCCTGTGACGTTCTTCGCGCGCAGCCAGAACTCCTGACCGACTTGCATCCCGACGCCGGAGTCTGAGTTGAAGAACGTCAGGCTGTCGTTGTCGGAATCGAAAACGAGCTTCCCGGCGGCGTAGGAAGGAGACGCGGCGGGGGTCAGCAGAACCGAATCCATCGGCTTTCCGATCTGCAATCCGATGGTGCTGGCTTCGACTCCCGCCATCCCGCGTCCCTTCCTTATTTCGGCGGGAGCGGCTTAAGCGGCCTGCCCCGTTCGTCCTCAAGGATAGCACCTTGCTGTTCGAGACGGCGCAGAGTGTTCTCTTCGTCCGCCGACGTGGCACGCTTCCCGTCGCGTTCCTGCTGGAGTCGCTTCTGTTCGGCCTGATCCTGATCGTAGAAGACTTTCTCGCGCGCCCAAACGAGCTGCCCGTTGTGAACGATGTGGCCTTCGCCATCCCATTCCCACAGTTGCGGATTCTTCGTCCAGTCGGCTTTCGAGCAGAGGACGTAGTGATTCGAACGAAGGACGGAGACCTTGTTTTGGTCCTTCGGATCGCACCATGTGAACTGATGCGCCTGACCTGGATTCATCGTCAGAAAAACATCCGAAACGCCGCCCTCGTGGCCGATCGTAGTAAGGACGAAAGACGCGTCGCCGACCATGCGCGAGCGCGACCAGTCGGGCGGAAGATTCAGCGCGCAATCGCCGTAATTCGTGTAGTCGCGCGGATTCGGTACGGCGGTTTCATCTGATTTTGCGGTTGCGGTTTTCATCTAGTTCCCCTTTTCTCGTGCGAGCCGATCGCGGCGGCGCTGCAGCATCTTGTCTTTATCGTAGCCGAACGCTTCGGCCATATGCGCGATGTCGCGCTGAGCGTCGGATGAAAGCGGTGCGGCTCGTGTGTTTCCCGGCGGCGCAGCGGCAGGCGCGGGGCGGGATGATCCGGGCGGCGCGATGATCGTCGGCGGAGGCTGCGGCGGCGCGACCGGTTGCGGCGGGGGCGCAGGTGCCGCACTACTCCGTCCCGTCAAATCGAGCCATGCCTTCGCGATTACATCGGCCTTCATCGGCCCGCCCTCGGTGTAGTACGGATTCGGCGCTTCCGGCGTCGGCTTCAACGTGATGGCCGAGTAGACGGAGACGAGACGAACGCGGTCATTCAACTCCGCTTCCGGAACTCCGGCAGCGCGCAATTTCTGCATGGCGGTATCGAAAGCCGCATTCGCGGTCTGCCGATCGGCAGCCTCGCGCTCGCGCTGTTGCTTCGCCGTCAGTTCGGTGAAGACTTCGCGCTTCGTCACTTCGCGTTCATCGGCAAGCCGCTTGTTGACTTTTTCGTCATTCATCTCAGCGAGCAGTCGGCGAGCTTCGGTTGGATCGGTCCACCAAAGTTCTTCGATTCTCGCCTCGCGCGGATCAGGCGGCGGAGGGGATTGCGGAGTGGCGGGACGCGCCTGCGCTTGCTGTTCCGCCACGATGCGCCGCGCGGTTTCCTCAATCTGCGTCTGTGTCTCTTTGCGGCTCAGGGCCTCGCGGGCCGCAGTCGCGTCCCTTTCGGCCGCCTCGCGTCTTTCGCGATCCGCAGTCGCAGCGGCGATGATCTGCTCCGGCGTCTGCCCTTCGTAGCCGGTCGGAGCTGCCGGAGGTGCCGCCGCCGCTGTCGTTGAAGTTTCCGTCTCGTCCGTCTCACCAGACGATGCCGGGAACGACTGCACGAAATCGGCGAGATTCGCTACTGAGTCGATCTCGGTTCCGTCGTGCCGTTTGCGGCGCTCACGGGTTGGGGTCTGCATCGCTTCCTCCTGCCTGAGCATCGCGCTTCCGCGCGGCTTCGGCCAATACGCTGTCGATTCGCTTCGTCATTTCCGTTGCGCCATGAGCCGCGCCAGCATCGAACTCATACGCGCCGCGTTCATTCGACTGCCGCGCAATCGCCAACTCCAAAGAGCGGAGTTGGAGGCTTCGGATCACGTTACGAAACAGGGCGTTGCTGAGGAGGTCCCGAAGGTGCTCCGGCGTTGTTTCCTCCGGCTGCGGGAAGATTCGGGTTAGGTCCACCTGCGCTTTGAGCATTCATTTCTCCTGCGCCGATTCCTGCATTCTCGGCTGCGGCTGCTTCCTGATCGGGCGTCATTTTACCGGTGATGCTGAGCTTTACCGGAACTTTCGGCGGTTGCGGCGGCTGCTGGAGTTTGGCCTTCAGCGCCTCGTTTCGTTCGTGAATGATCGCTTCGATTTCCGGCATAAGGTCGTAATTTTCCTCGTCCGTGACGATCTGGCCCATCAGCTTGCGCATCATCTGCTGATCGCGCTCGATGATCTTCGCGAATGCGGAAACGGCACTCTGCGGAAGGGGCTTGTCGATGTTGACGATGGCCGCGATGATCTTCGCGATGTACTCGCCGTCCGACATGAGCGCTTGCTTGCGCATCATGATCTGTTGTGGGTCCTTTTCCTCGCTCAGCGCTTCGTCGGCGGCGGTCAAAGCGATGCGGAAGTTGTCGAGCACGTCACCAACCGGGAAGCGGAACGGAATCTCAATCGTGGCCTTTTCGTCTTCGTCCCAAACCGGCAGCGTTTCGCCGAGCGGTTGGAACTGACGGCGCGTTTCGGCGTCGAGACGAAGCAGGCGGCTCAACTTCAGCGAAAGCCGCGCAAGGAACATCGTTTTCACCTGTTCGGCATGCTCGTACGCTTTTTCCGCCGTACCTACAGGAGTCCGTCCTGACGGTTTGCCGCCTGCCGTGAATTCGTTTTCCTTCGAGTCGAGCTGCGACATCGAAAGGAAGAATTTCAGCAGCTCCAGCATCGAGTAGTGCTTCTCACCCGCCGCGCACGTGCCCCATTCCTTATCCTTGATGCCCGGAATGTGCTCGCCGGGGTAGATGACTTTGTGGGCGTCGAAGTAAGCCGCCACGTCGGGAGCGTTCGGGTCGTACCAGTAGAGCAGCGTTCCGGCGATGTGCGCGCCTTTGATTTCGCTCTGCGCCGCATACGTAAACATGGTCTGGTGATAGAGCATGCGATCGACGGTGCAATCGCCCTCGTCCATCTGATCGACCAACTCGATAGGACGACAGCGATGCTCGTACCCGTTCAGCTTGCACGACATCAGCTTGCCGTTGCTGAAGTGAAAATCGCCGATCAGCGAAAGACGCTTCTGCTTCCACTTCTTCTTGCCGTCGATGGTGGTCGGGTCTTGCGGATCAACGTACTTCACGTCCCAATAGAACCAAACCTCCCAATTCGGGACCATCTTCGTTTGCTTCGATGCCGACTTGCGTTCCGTTGATTGCGCGGCGCGCGTTCGAAATTCATCAACCGCATCGACGGTCGCAGCCGAAAGTGAAAGCGCCTCAGCGTCATCCTTGACGAGGAACAACTCGCCCGCCGCGAATCGCTTCGCTGTTTCATCGGGGCGCATGTACTTGCGCTCAGCGAACCACGGCGCGCGGTCAATGCCATCTTCGTCGTAAAGAAACTCCACCGGCATCATGCCGTTCGTGAACGGGACGAGGTACCACTTGACGAGATCGCCCTGCATGCGCGTTTCTTCGTACTTGTCGTCGAGGTCTATGTAAACGCCGTCGCTCTTCGCGTTGGCACTCGTTCGCTCGCTCGGATCGGCAACGACTTTCCACCAGTACGGCGAACCGGTGACCGCGCCTTTGATGCCGCGCATGAGTTTCGGGCCGATCTGGATTCGTTCGCGCATCACGAAGTCATAGGATTGCTCCAAGCGGTGCGCGACTAGTTCTGCGGTCTGCTTTTCGGCGGTGACGACGTTGCGCGGCGCAGGCGGCGCTTCCATTCCGGGCGCGGCAGGTTCGGGCGGCATGGATACCTGCTGGCCCGGAACATCGTAGACGGCCTTCAGGTACGCATCGATGGAAAAAACAGGTCGTGGCCGCATGCTCGCGTTGTAAACGCTGGCGATGATCTGATCCGCCGGAATGCGCGCGATCGGAGCGGGGTACATCGAGCGCCCGCCGTCTGGAATCGGCACTTTGATCGTGCGGTACGTCTCTTTGTTTTCGACGGAGCGATTCCAGATCGGAATCCAATCGTCGTACGTCGTGTCCATCGACGTTTTGAGGAATGCGTTGACCTTGATCAACTCTTCGTCGCTGAAGATCACGCGCGTATGGCCGTTTGTGTCCATCTCCAACTCGACAGCTTCGACTTCGTAGGAGAGTAGATCGGAGAGCTTCATCGGCTATCCGTGCCCTTCACGTAACCCTGTCGCAGAGCCGCCCAAACTGGATAATCCGAAGTCGCGCCGGGGATGAAAAAGCGCCCGTTTTCTTCGATCAAATCAGAGCCGAGCTGCCGCATCGTCGCGCGCGTCGCCGCGATGGCTTCTGGGTGGTAGCCGTGCAACAGGACGGCGGTTCGCCGCTCCTGAATGTCGCGCGGCGGCGTTGACGGCATGAACGTTTCCGTCGGTATTCCGATCGGAATTCCGAGAATCGGATCAATCGAAACGCGAGGCGCTACAGTTTTCGGCTCAGCGTCAATCCGTCGCGCCGCACGAAGCACTGATCCAGCCATCGCGAGCGTGTCCGCGATTCCATCCTGATCGGCAACCTCGTTTTTCGGCGTGGACTTTATCAACTTAAGCTCTTGGCGCGTGATGTTACCACCGAAGCGATCAGCCCCTCGTGAATCGCGGTACGGCGGCGCGAGGAGGAATCGGTAGACGTTCATCGGCTCGGCGACGGCTTCTTTGAGCCGCACGGCCTTGATCCCGCGCATTTGCTTGACCTTCGTCATTCGCGAGGCCATGCGCCGGAGCCGCCGATCCGTTTTGATGAGGTGTTGAATGTAGGCGTCCTGATTCGCCGCTCCGTCGAAGCCGATGATGCGCGGATGCCAGATTTCATCGACATAGACGAGCGCATTGATCCATCCCTCGACGCCCGAGCGGTCGCTCAGGGTTTCGAGCTGAAACTTCACGCCGTCAGGGTCTTGCCCGATGCATGACACGCCCCAATTGTCGGTGAACTTCTGTTCGGACCACGCGGGGTCCACGAGAATCGCGCGGTCAAGCTCCTGCCACGGATCGTAACTGATGATGTCCGCGTTCTGGCGCCAATCTTCGAGCAGTTCGCCTTTCGCGTCGTAGATCGGCGGACGTTTCGGATTGCGAACGGGCTTGCCGAATTTATCGCGGCGAAAACGGGCGACGAGGAAGTGTCCGCGCTTCTGCCAGTCTGGGTTCGGGTGCTCGTACGGGCCGAGCCACCAGCGGTTAGGATCATCGACCATATCGGGCGGGAACAGGCGCAGCGTGCCGCCGGTCGCCGAGAGAAGGTACTGATTCCACCACACACGGTAGCCGTCCTCGTCCTCCTCGCCGGAGAGAACGTGTTCCTGCTCGGTCGTGATGCGCTCGGATGGGAAAATTTGCGGACAGGTCGGTTTTCCGCGCTCCAGAATGTTCGTGATCTTGCCCTCGTGTTCTTCGATCGGAACGCGGAGCGTGAAGCAATCGGGGATCTTGCAAAGTTCGGTGTCGTCGTCGTCTTCGTCGTGCTTGGTGCCGACTTCCAGCCGTCGAATGACGCGCGTCGGCATGTAGAAACCGGTCATGCGCTTCATGTACTTTTTCACCTCGCGCATTTCGGCGATCGAGGTCAGATCGGTAATCAAATCGTCAGTCACGAACGTGTCGTAGTGCGCGGCTTCGTCCGTGGAGTTGTAGCCCCCCGCCTGGATCGTTTTTTGCGGATGCGAGATCGTTCTGCCGCCGAGAGTGATGCGTTTTTGCCCGATCAGCTTCGTCAGGTCGCCGTCAGGGATGCGTTCGGGAAAGAAATCGCGATACGTGCCGGATAAAATCGTCTGCGCGATCTGTTCGCAGAACGCCCATGCCATTGGATCAATCGCATGCGTGATTTTGATGGTCTTGTTCGGGTCTCTCGTGGCGATGAAGGTCGTTCCTCCGTGCGTGATGGTTGAGGACTTGTAGAGGCGGCGGAAAAGACGGAAATTCAGGATCGCCGGTCGCATCAGTGAGCCGTTGATGAGCAGATCGATCTTTGCGCGGCCCTCGGGAGTCCTCCACGGACGCGCTCCGAACTGCGAAAAGCGGGTCGCGAAGCCGAGACGCAGCTTTCGCGTCACGTATCCGTCGAGTTTCGGGTTTTCGAGCGTTTCAATCAGCCGATCCGTGAGACCGCACGCCATGTAGGAGAGCGGCATGTGAATCTCCGGCACGAGATCGGTGTGCTTGCAGATTCGCTTCGTGAAAAGGTAGGAATCGTCGAGGATTGCCGCTTTCAGGCGCTCGAAAGCGCCGGTTGAGAGGCTGCGGCGCCGGTCGCGGGAGATCATTGCGGCCTCGGCGTCCTCCTGATCGTCGAGAGGGTCGCTCATTCCTGCACGATTTCGGAGTCCCGCACGCCTTCGATAAGCGCCGTTGGTCTGCGAAGCTGATTGATCTGCGCCATCTCGCGCAGAATCTCGTCCAGCTCGCCGCCGTCCACTTCCTTACGTGTTACGTTTTCGTTACGGGTCATGATGGCCTTGCGATCGAGCGGCTTGCCCTCTGTCCGCTCGATACCCATCTCAGCGGCGCGGAGGTGAACGGGATCGGGCATTTTGCTCTCGTCCTGATTGAGGCCGTGATTGACCGCTTTCGCGACCAACTTGTAGGACTTCTTGTGCAGCTCCTTTTTCATCTCCCGCATATCCTCTTCGGCGGCGCGCAAACGGTCCTCAATGTAGCGGTCTAGCGCCGTGCGTACCCAAGTTCGCACCTGTGGGATCACATCGGAGTGGGGGTAGCGGTCGAAACGGTGCCGGATGGCGTTGATGTGCAGGCCGAAATGATCGGCGATGTCCTGATGCTTCCAGTCGCAAGCAAGCATCGCCGCGATCTTGATATCCATCACGACGGCATCGTAGGTGATCTCTTTGGCGCCAGGAATCTCTCTCGGTCGCCCGACCGGCCTTCCCGTCGTTCGCGGTTTTGCCATTCCGCGAATCAGTGTAACATTCCGCTTCATGGCGACTGAACAGACGGCGACCACTCCTTTCCTCAATCCTGCCCCCGGACGCTGCGTAGTGCGCATCGTTCCGCGACTCCTTCAAGTTGACACCGCTGAGGGAATCACCGTAGAACTCGACGGACGATACGAAAATCAGCCGATGGTGGGCGTTCTGCTTGTCGTCGGCGATCCGTGCAACTCCGTCGAAGAAGTGAAGGCGAAATGGGCGGTCGGGCGCGCGAAACTCGGCGAGCTTTTCGTGTTCAGCCAGTACGGCAGCGGGTCGCCTTACTGGAATGACGAGATGCGCAAGATGTTGCCGCTCGGCTACGACTTCCGATGGCTGCAAGGGCTGCGGCTCTTCGACATCGGGCAGCTCGGGGCGACCATTTCGGGCGCGGGCCAGTATGGAGAGGTTCCGGTGCCGCCGGAGGCCGCAAATTGAGCGCGCAAATCGGACGCGTCCAGTGGTCGAAACTCGGAATCACGATCTACGACGGCGAAGGATCGTTCGTCAGCCGGATCGAGCATCCGAAGGACCGCCATTTCTTCAACGAAATCATCGTCGCGGCGCTGCGCAGGGTCAGCGAAGAGCAGGCCAAGCGGCGGATGTTTCGGATGGATGAGGCGGAAGTTGGCGAAGTTGTTGGGGCGGCGGTTTAGCGCTTCCGGTACTTCCTGAACTGAAGCTGCACCTGCGGCTTGTCCAGCAATTCGGCGTGGCGCTTAATGAATTCGCGCTCTCGGAAGTTCGGCCTACCGATGGAAATGAGAATTTCGACGCGCTTATCGTCCGGCCCTTTGCTCGATGAGTAGTAGCGGCGGGTTCCGCGCACGATCTGCGTCGCGCCGAGGAACAGGAAGGCTTTCCATGCGTCGGCGTCAAGGATGGCCTTGACGATTTTCGCGGCGTGGCGGGCATGAAGTTCGGCTTGGGAGATCATAGTTTAATCCTCATGAAAGTTTCTTGATTTGTGGGAATGGTTTCTCGCGGCAGGGGCGAGGGTTTAAAACAGGATCAAATTCGTTGAGCAGTTTTTCTGTGCTCGCGATATGAGCATCGTCGATTCCGGGAATTGGTTTCTCAAAAAGATCAGACGGCAGGTAATGCGGAAGGCGAATGCCGGAGCTAATGAACATGCCATCGCGAAGCTGAAGGTGTTCGGGAAGGTAACGATGGCTGCTGTTGGTCCAAGGCTTGCCGTCGTAGCCCCAACCCGTTCTTCGGCGATTTACGTTCAGAACCCATATCGCGAATCGCATCGCTCTCTTGCGGGCGTCAATCACGACGGTGCATGATCCGGCACGCCGGATCGCGCTTGCCAAGCCCTTCAGCTCGCGCATTTCAGACTCCATCGCTTTGAGCATTGCGGTCTTGTCCATCTCGAAGCGGACGAGATTGAATCGTTTCGGCTGATCAGCCAGCGCCGTAAACAATTCCTCGGAGTGAAACACGCCATGAGCGAACCGACCACCTTCAACGCAACGCACGCCGCGCACGATACCTTGTCTGACGGTCAGACACAAGCGCTACGTGTACGCGATCCGCACCGTAATCGCCGTAGAAGGTCCGGTGCTGCCAGCCGTACCGCCCGCCGTAGTCGAAGCGCAAGAAAGCGCCGTTCCGAACACGAGGCCGGCGGGAATCGGAATGTTGACGGTCGTAGACGCGGGCAGCAGGATCACCATATCCGGCACCGTTGTTCCGACCGTAACTGATCCTGCCGCTACGTTCCAGAGCTTCAGATACGTTGCCGCACCGTTGGCCGAGTTGTCGGCATAGATGTAGCTCACGGTCGCGGAGGAGGCTTTCACGGCGACGGCGGTTGAGGTATTCGCCGTGTCGGTGAAGAGCGAAGCGGAGAGGGGAGAGATGGTTTGGTTCGTGACGGCCATTTACCTGACCTTCTTCCCGTTTTCGTCCGGCTGCGTTTGCGCGGCAGCGATCAATTCAGACAGTTGCGATGGTGTCATGGGTGTCGTCCGTTTGTCACTGTCGCTCGGGATGTAGCCGACGATGCTGCCTTTATAGTCGCCGAAGCGAATAGTTGTCGTCACCTTCGCCGAGACTAGAATCCTCCCCTTCTTGCGGCTCACGGCAAATCCTTCGCCGGAATCCGCATGGCTCGCGCACCAACTCCGACCGAATAGGCGTCGGGATTTTCGGAGAGTGCTTTGATGGCCTTGCGTCGCGCTTCCGTGAGGGCTTGCGGGTTGTCCATCAACTCTTCGCGCGACACGACGACGGCCAGAGACGCGCGGAAACGGGCATGGACGAAAACGCCATCAGTGTCGAAGTCGCGCACTTCCTCGGTGTCGATGTTTTGCGGGTCGATCATGTTGGGAGTGTAGCAGATGGCGGGGCGGGTGGTCGGTTCAGTTCAGCATTCATGGCGCGCGTGGCGTCGCGAAACTTCTTCCCGATCCTTGCGCGACGGCGCCGCCGATAATTCGAGATGAAATAGCACGCGAACAGAATTGCAACGAATGGAGCCTTTAACGCTTCCAGATCAATCGGCATGGGATTTCCTCCATGCGCCGGACAGTCTTACCGGCGAGCGCAGCACATCAACTTCGAGGCCTTTCTCGACGACGCACATTTGAAACTTCGCCGCCTGCTCATCGGTCAACTCAAGGCCTTCGCCGCGCTTCAGTAGCACACCTTCGTCTTTTGTTGGTTTTTGACCATCGAGTCGATAGCGAATCGTGCATCGCGGAGTAACGTAGGTCCACATGCCGAGCAACTTGGGTCCGATGGGGCGGATTGTCAAGGGGTGGGGCGAAAAGGGCCACTCCGGGGCCGCGTAGGTCAGGACGGTTGGTCGAGAGTTCGCCCATCCGTCAGAGAGGCGTACATCTTCGCGATCCTGTCGTCGAAAGCATCCACGTCGAAGGGGCCTTGCGGCAGCGTTTTACCGTTCGCGGACTCGACGGAAGCGATGAGACACAGGACGAATAGATCGCCAGCCCATTGAAGCCGGTCAGGCTCGGAGATTCGGGTGAGTGCGGTCGATTTTGCATCGGCCAACTCACGCGGACTGAGCGGCGTTACGTGCCAGTTCGCGCCGGTCGAAGGGACGAAAACATGGGCCATCTGGCAATCAGCGAACTGACATGGAAGTATCGAATGTTTCATGCCAAAAGAGGGTAGCAGAATTGGGTATTTTTTGTGGTGTCGAATGGACCTTCGCGACCACCCTCCCTTCGGGGTACCGGGGGAGGGGGTCTACTACCCCCTCTTCGGCGACTCACCCGCTGACCACTTTGCGCTTCAAAGTACTCCGATTTTCTTACCGAGAATGCGCCGGTTCGT